ATATTCTACCGTTTGATTTTAAATCATCCAATGTCGTAGAGACTAACACTGAGGACTCCAAAGGTACAGTTTGCATAACAGGGAAGCTTAAGACTTTCAAAACCAAAGCGGAAGCAGAGCAAGCTTTACACAATAAAGGATACTCCACAGTTCCTAGGATGACAAAAGCAGTAGATATTCTAGTCAATGAGAGCGGAATAGAATCCGCAAAAACCGAGAAAGCCAGAGAATCTGGCGTAACTATTGTTACAAACCTTAACCAACTTTTAGGAGACTGATTAAAATGGCAAAAACTACACAAAAATGGACTGAAGAGCGTACTGCACAACTTACTAACATCTTTCCGGAAGGAACATATGTTACTCAAGAAGATGTAGCAAAAGCTGCTGACGCTCTCGAGACCTCTGCTCGTTCTGTATCTAGTAAACTTCGTAAGCTGGGCTATGATGTTCAGCTGGCATCTGAAGTAGCTAAGAGCAAAGCATTTTCAGAGGAAGATGAAGCTAAGCTGAAAGAGCTGCTTACTAATAACCAAGGTACCTTTACCTACGGTGAACTTGCAGAGCAGCTTGGTGGGGATTTCACCGCTAAAAAAGTGCAGGGCAAAGTTCTTAGTATGGAACTTACCGACTTTGTACGCCCTACCCCGAAGGTAGAAGCTGCTAAAAAGTACACTGATGAAGAGCAGGCTACTTTTGTACAGATGGTACAGGACGGTGCTTTCATTGAAGAAATCGCTGAGAAGCTTGGTCGTGCTACTAACTCCATTCGTGGTAAGGCTCTCAGCCTTCTTCGTTCTGGTGAAATTGATGCTATTCCTAAGCAGAAGGAGTCAAAAGCAGTTGAGTCTGTTGATGCTCTTGCAGACCTTGGAGACAAAGTAGCTGAGATGACTGTAGCAGAGATTGCAGAAGCTATTGGGAAGACTGAGCGTGGTGTAAAAACAATGCTTACTCGTCGTGGTATTTCTGCCTCTGACTATGACGGTGCTGCCAAAGCTGAGAAAAAAAGCAGATAAGTAATTGTATTATAGGGAGGGGTACTTTACCCCTCCCTGCCTTAAATCGGGGAGCCTCTTTTGAATATAACACAAGTATTTCTTAAAAAAGTTATATCAGAGGTGGATTCTGACACTTGGGCACAGGTAAGGCCTCACTATCTGCCTGCTGAATATCACAGTGTTTATAAAATTATAAATAAATACTTTGAAGACCACAGTAGGCTTCCTTCCTTTGATGCACTAAAGCTCTCCGTCAGAAGCGATGTTGTATTAAATAAAATATATGCTATATCTTTAGCAGAGGATGTTGACCTTCCAAACTCTGAATTGTTAGAGTATGTTAAGAATCAATATGCTCAAGAGGAGATACTGGACCAAATATCTAAATATCTTGAAGAGTCTATAATGATAGATTCTGCTAAAGATAATATAACACACCTTTCAAATATAATTGCTCATGTCGAAGATAGGGTTGATATGAAAGACCCGGAGGAGGACATGAACAGAATAGAGTTATTTGATTCCGAGGAAGACCTTAGTAAAGCATTCTCGCTTGGGTTGAACTCTGACTTTGACTCTAAATTTAAGTTCGGCTGTACCGATTATATACTTATTGGTGGTGTTAGAGGTACGGGTAAGTCCCTTACTTGCTCTAATATAGCTGTCCATGCGTATGAACAGTTGCAGCGTTCTTCAATATATTTCACAATAGAGATGACACCTAGGGCTGTACTACAGCGCAACTGTGCTATAGCTACAGGTATTCCAGCCTCTAAAATGCGAAGCAAAACTTTATCAGTAGAAGAATGGCGTATTGTTGCTAAATGGTGGTCTGGTCGCTTTACTGATGGAGAAAAGGCTTATGAAAAATACCTACAACATCGTAGTTTTGACGAACTACACGGAGACTTAGCTAGGCTCCCTCTTTTAGAAGAAAAACAACTTGATATCGTTTACGATCCGTCTATGACGCTAGCAACGATAAGGAGCGAACTTGATAAAAAGGTAGAGCGATTAAAACCTGCCGTTATCTTAGTGGACTATGTCAACCAAGTGAGTAGATTTGGTCATAGGAAAATGGGACAATATGATTGGACAGAACAGATTGAGGTTTCAAAAGCTTTAAAAGCTATAGCCCAAGAATACCAGATTCCTGTAGTATCACCTTACCAAATCGATGCAACAGGGGAAGCTAGATTCGCGAAAGGGTTACTAGACTCAGCGGATGCGGCTTTCACACTAGACGCACACAAGAAAGAAGACGAATGCATAACTTTCAAGTGTGCTAAGATGAGAGATAACGAAGAGGTTGATTTTACTTCTAAAATGAATTGGTCTACATTGAAGATGGGGCCTGAACCAGCACAACTACCGGAAAAAGAAACAAAAGAGAAATCTTCAAAATCTAATAATTCCACTGGGGAGGATGTCTACGATTTATAAAGGCTCGAATATCTTATAATAAAGGTTTCGAGCCTTTATTTTTTGCAGGAGAAGTTATGAATGTAAAAGAGCTACTAGATAAAAAGAAAATATATCATAAAACCTCTGGTAGAGATTTTGTCATTAATTGTCTCAACCCAGAGCATGACGACTCCAATCCTAGTATGCGAGTTGACCAAGTTCTAGGAATATTCCACTGTCTCTCATGCGGGTACAAAGGTAATATCTTTCATTATTTTGGGGAAAAATTCAATAAGATTGACACCGCCAGAGAGACACTACATCGCAAAATTGAAGATATCCGCGCCGAGTCAGTAGGATTGAGATTTCCCGAAGATTACGCATTACTAGAAACGGATTATCGTGTGTCAGTAGAAACTCTACGAGAATTCGAAGCCTTTAGATCTTCTAGTAAAGACTACTCTAACCGTATAATCTTTCCGATACGGGATTTGAAAGATAAGATAGTGTGTTTCATAGGGCGTTCAGAAGACCCCTATGAAAAGAAACAAAAGTACAAAATCTATCCTAATAGAGCTAAAGTTCCTCTTTTCCCGCTCAGCAAAGCTGTGCCCTTGCAGGGCAAATTCTTGCTAGTCGAGGGACTATTTGACATGCTTAACTTATGGGACAATGGGTATAGAAATGTTGTCTGTTCCTTTGGCACAAGTACTGTTTCTAAGGAAAAAATAGAATTACTAAAAATGATGGGTGCAACAGGAATTGACATTTGTTTCGACCCAGACGATGCAGGACAGGCAGCTGCAGAAAAAGTAAAAGAGCTAATTGAAGAACAAGAAATGGACGTACGAAATATTAATCTAAGGGATACCGACCCGGGAGATTTAACACCAAATCGGGCATCCAGACTAAAGGAAAAATTGTATGGCTAAAGTAGCAATAGTTGAAGTTAAACCTAGTAAGAATGACTATAAAGAACTTTTCAATAATGAGTTTGAATTCGATCTTTATAGGCTTACTTCTAATCCAGACTTGAAAAAAGTATTACGTAAAGATGTTGATATTGATATCAACACAGATGAGTACGAATTTGTAATTTTAGTTGGGTCTGAGTCTCTAAAGTATTTTACAAAGTACACAGCAATTACTTCTTATTCAGGAAGATTAGTAGATGATAAATTTCTTCCAGTTTTGAACCCAGCAATGATTAGGTTTAAGCCAGAAGCTAAAAAACCTTGGATTGAAGCTAGAAACAAGATTATTAAGTATGTGAAAGGTGAAGCTTCCGAGGCTGAAATTGATAGAAGCCAATTCATCGGTATAGAAGATGAAGAGGAAGCATTGAAATACGTAAAAAATGCTATAAACTATGACGATGATGTTATAGGGCTTGACTCTGAAACATCTGCGTTGTACCCTCGAAATGGGGAAATTCTTGGCATATCTCTGACGTATAAGCCCGACTCTGGGGCTTACATCTCAGCGGATTGCATATCCCCTGAGGTAGAAGAAGCTCTACAAATGCTCTTTGATAAAAAGGCTGTAGTCTTTCATAACGCTAAATTCGACCTCGCTTTTTTTGAATATCATTTTGGCTTTAAGTTTCCTAACTTTCAAGATACAATGTTGATGCATTATACTCTTGATGAAACTCAAGGTAGTCATGGTCTAAAAGAATTAGCGATGAAGTTCACTAAGTACGGAGACTATGAGCAGGAGTTAGTAGAGTGGCGAGAAAATTATTGTAGAAAGAATAGAATTAGAAAAGGGGATTTTACTTATGATTTGATTCCTTTTGATGTAATGTATTTCTATGCTGCCGTTGATGCTTGTGTTACGTATATGTTGTATAAGAAGTTCAAATCCTATTTGGACAGGAATGAGCGTCTTACTAATGTATACAGAAACATTCTACTGCCAGGCTGTAGGTTCTTAACAGATATTCAAGATAATGGGGTTCCTTTCGATAAAGATAGGTTGCTATTCTCTCAAAAAATGATGGAAGAGCAGATTGCTGCAGCAGTAGAAGGTCTATCTAAATTTCCAGAAATCGCTAAAATGGAAGAAGATACTGGAAAACAGTTTAACCCTAATAGCACTGTTCAGCTCAGGAAACTATTGTTTGATTATGTAGGTCTTAAGCCCACAGGTAAACTAACTGGTAAGGGAGCACATTCTACAGATTCTGAAGTACTTGAACAGCTTTCAGAAAAACATGAGATTCCGAAGTATATTCTAGAACTAAGGAAAAGTTTGAAGATTAAATCCACTTATATTGATAAAATTATACCTCAGCTTGATAGAGATAGTAGATTAAGAACTAATTTTAATCTTCATATGACTACCAGTGGGAGGCTGTCTTCTTCAGGTAAGCTTAATATGCAGCAACTTCCTCGCGATAACCCTACTGTCAAGGGTTGTATAAAAGCAAGACCAGGGTATAAAATTGTTGCAATGGACTTAACCACAGCAGAGATGTATTATGCAGCAGTTCTTTCCGATGACCTTGCACTGCAAGATGTATTTAAAAGTGGAGGAGACTTTCACTCCGCGATTGCTAAGAAAGTGTTCAATCTTAAATGTCCGGTAGAAGAGGTTGCCGAATCACACTCCGAGCTTCGTCAAGCCTGTAAGGCTATTTCCTTCGGAATCCTTTACGGGGCTTCTCCACAAAAGATAGCCGATACAGCAGGTTTATCAGTAAGTAAAGCCAAACAAGTTATTGATGATTATTTTGGAACTTTTTGGAAATTGAAAGAATGGATTGATGAGACTAGAGATTTTATCCAAACAAATGCCTACGTCTATTCTCCCTTTGGTCGAAAACGTAGACTCCCAAATGTTAAATCCTCAGATAGAGGGATTGTCGGTCATGAACTTAGATCGGGCTTAAATTTTATAATTCAGTCGGTTAGTTCAGATATTAACCTACTAGCTGGTATTGATACACATAATGAGATAAAAGAGAAAAATATGGGAGCTAAAATCTTTGCTTTGGTACATGACTCTATACTAGCAGAAGTCCCAGAAGAAGAAGTAGATGAATATTGTACAATGCTTGAATATCATACCCAAAAGGACAGAGGGGTAGGTATCCCAGGCACTCCAGTAGGATGTGACTTCGATATTGCGGACGACTACTCGCTAGGCAAGTTTGAGAAATTTTATGCAGATAGACTACAGGCAGCTTAAAACTATAAAATTTCCGATATATCCTCTCCCATCAGATAATATAGAAGAGATGGATGGATTAGTATTTGAGGGCGGTTTCGTTGTAGATGATAAAAACCAAGAGGGGAAAACTTTAGGGATTCGCAGACTACAAAGTCCATATGAACTTCTTCCGCTTAGACGCTGTTATTACGAGGTTGCAGGGTTGATGCGTTCAAAAAATAGAGTATTTATAGATTCAGAAGGAAAAGTTTTTAAGTACCAAAAAACTAAAATGATGTCTGTAAAACCTCATAAAATATTAAAAGTAATTCCTAAAGATACATATTCAGTAGTAAAACTATCAAATATCTCCAATGGATTTATCATTCCGAGACCGCCCTCTCCTGGGTTAGAGTGGGCGTCAGTATTATACCTAAACAGATTTCCTTGGCTAATTTATGAATTTACTGAGGAGCAGGAACCTATAAAGAAAAGGAAGATTTAATGCGGGGTAAAACCTATATAATTGATACAAATGTCTTAGTACATGACTTTCATTCCTTTCATAATATACTTACAGATAATGTAGTAGTAATCCCCTATACTGTACTAGAAGAACTTGATAAGTTAAAATCAAAAAACGATGAAGTAGGGGTAAACGCTAGAAACGTTATTCGTAAGATTGAGCAAGAACAAATAAACAATAACCCTAGAGTCATAATTGCCGAAGTAGATAACTCTATCCCTGTACCTGATGATCGTATTCTTGAGGTATGCAAAGACCTTAGAGAGGCTGAACCTACTCTAGTGAGCAAAGACGTGTGCCTTCGCACAAAAGCGCGCGCTTTTGGTATTAGAACAGAAGATTATAAAGCAGATAAAGTAGAAGTATCAAATCTATACACTGGAATGGCTGAGGAAATTTTTGTCCCAGCCGATGTAGTTACTAATATTTATCTACGAGGAGAGTATCTTGTAGAGGATATTGCGGGATTGCGTAAACATGTCAAACTTTATCAAAATCAAGCGGTAACGCTTGTAAATGATACGGATTTGACTAATAGAGCCTACGCTATCCACAAAAATGGGACACTAGAGTTAATTGACAACAAAGTAAAGCCCTTTGATTTAACTCCTGCAAATCTTGAGCAACAAATTCTAGTGAATCACTTGCTAGACCCGGAGGTTAGTTTAGTCACCGTAACTGGAGCAGCTGGTAGTGGGAAGACACTAGTTGCAGTTGCTTGTGCATTAGAGTCTGTAATGACACGTGATGAATACAGTAAAGTAACTGTTGCGAGACCGATAATGCCATTCCAGAAAGATATAGGGTTTCTTCCTGGAGACATCGCAGAGAAGGTATCACCCTGGTTTATGCCTATTGTCGATAACTTAGACTTTCTAATGCCAATGGCTAAACAGCCTAAGAGTAAATCAGGTGCTCGACTCTCAGCATTTGAAGAACTACAGGCACAAGGAATATTAGAAATGTGCCCTCTTACATTTATTCGAGGACGCAGCATGCCAGACCAGTATATTATAGTTGATGAGGCTCAGCAGGTAACTGTAGCTGAAATGAAAACTATTCTTACTCGTGTAGGGCAGGGCACAAAAATTGTACTTACAGGAGACTACAGCCAGATTGATAATCCATACCTATCAGCTGACTCTAATGGGCTTGTACATTGTGTTGAAAAGTTTAAAGACGAAAGTATAGCAGCCCACATATCTTTGCAGAAATGCGAGCGAAGCGAGCTGGCAGAAATATCGAGTAAACTACTATGAAAAAAGCAATCTTATGTAATAGAATCTTTTTAGAGGTTGACGACGAGACTAGAGTTAAACTAAGAAAAGAACTAACGTATAAGATTCCTCCTACTAGGCGACACGAACCACCTCTTACAATTCGTAATGTGCAAAGCGTTATGAAAGGGGTAATTTCAATTCCTTCTGGTAGAGAGGATCTGATTCCAGAAGGGTACGAGATAGTTGACAAACGAATTAATAATCCTGTAGAGTTCCCGGAGTTTAAGTACACTCTAAGAGATTCTCAGCAAGAGATATACGACCAGATTAATTCTAGTGCAATAATAAATGCTACAGTGTCTTTTGGTAAAACTTTTACAGCTTTAGCTATTGCTGGAAAGTTAAAACAAAAGACTTTAGTAGTAACCCACACAGTAGCTCTTAGAAATCAGTGGGAGCGAGAAATTAAAAAAGTGTATGGGATTTCTCCAAGTGTTATTGGTTCTGACAGATTTGAATTAGCTGGGCCAATAGTAGTCGGAAATATACAAACTCTTTATAATAATATTGATCGAATTAAAAAGGAGTTTGGGACTTTAATCTTGGACGAAATGCATCACTGCTCAGCGGCTACGTTCTCTAGAGTAGTGGATAGGTCTTGGGCTACCTATAAGATTGGGTTATCTGGCACAATAAAACGTAAAGATGGTAAGCATGTAGTATTCACGGATTATTTTAGTGACAAGATTTTCCAACCTCCTGTAGAGAACTCTATGGAGCCTGAGATTCATCTTCATAAGTCTGAGATAAGGCTTATTGATGGGGAAGTCCCCTGGGCTACTAAGATGAATAAGTTGGCTTATGATGAAGATTATCAACATAGTGTCGCTTTATTAGCTTCCTACTATGCAAGTAAGGGTCATAAGGTTTTGGTGGTATCAGATAGAGTTGAATTTCTTACCACCTGCGCCGAGCTAGTCGGCTCTAATGCTATTAGTGTTACGGGCGCTATAAAGGATTTTGAAGAGCGTGAATCCTTACTAAAGCAGGTAAGCTTAGGAGAATATAATGTCCTTTGTGGTACACAAAGTATATTCTCGGAGGGGATATCCTTAAACGAACTGTCTTGTTTAATTATGGCTACCCCTATAAATAATGAACCTTTACTTGAACAGCTAATAGGTAGAATACAACGAATCTGTGAAGGAAAACCAACCCCCGTAGTAGTAGATATAAATTTACTTGGGGGTATAGCTAAAAGACAGGCGGAAAATAGATTAGGTTTCTATCTTCGTAAAGGATGGAAAGTTAGCACCATCTAAAATTGTTCTTGACATTTACCTCAATCTTTAGTATAATAGTAGTATAAATAATGGTTAGGAAGTATAAAAATTATGGTCTTTTATAACTGGAGGAGAATTTATGCGCTAACTAATGGGTCGTCTTTCAAAATCTTTGACGTAATTGAGTACTTAACCTACAGAAAATTACCTTGGAATAAACTATCAAAACACTATTGGGTATCCCAACATGATTGGCATGGAGATAGTTTTCTTATTAATCCGCGAGACTTACTAGAGCAAGGTCAGCTTATAACTACTAAGAGAGACATCGCCGAATACGTCGGCTTAGCTAGTATGAGAAACTACGCGGAGTATAAAGTTTTTGGTGACCCAACATTAGACTTCCTCGCCTGTAGTGGGAAGGAAGACATTATTCAACGGAATAGACTTCTACGATTAGAAGATGGTAGAGTACATTTTCTATACGAAGATGCCGTTCCAAACAAAAAGGAGTAAAGTATTATGGCTATTGCATTTAACAAGACTAATGGTTCAGCGAAAAAAGGTGGAGCAAAGTATTACGAGTACAAGATGGGTGATAATAAAGTACGAATCTTCGGAGAAGTGCTCCCTCGCTATATTTACTGGGTATCTGGTACAAACGGTAAAAACGTACCTTTTGAATGCCTAGCATTTAATCGAGATACTGAAACATTTGATAAAGCCGAGCGAGATTATGTACAGGAGATGTATCCAGACCTTCGCTGCAGCTGGTCTTATGCCGTTAAATGTATTCAGGATGGAGAAGTAAAAATTATGTCTCTCAAAAAGAAGCTGTTCGAGCAGATTCTCACAGCTGCCGAGGATTTGGGAGACCCTACTGACCTTGAGACAGGCTATGATATCTGTTTTAAAAAGGTAAAAACTGGAAGTATGGCTTATAATGTGGAATACCAATTCCAGCCTCTCAAGTGTAAGCCTAGTCCAGTAACTGATGAAGAGCGTAAGCTTATTGAAGAATCAAAGCCTATTGATGAACTGCTTCCTCGTGAATCAGCCGAAGACCAGAAAAAACGACTTGATAAACTTATGAGTATGGTTGATGGTGAAGAGGAGAAGGAAGAGGAAGTTGATTCTGAAGTAGCTGACGAGTTTGATGTAGAATAATATGAAAATACTATTAACAGCAGATTATCATATAAAGTTAGGTCAGAAAAACGTGCCTTTTGATTGGGCTGTTAATAGGTTTGAAAGTTTATTTCAGCAAATTCACTCTATTGATTGTGACGTCCATGTGGTAGCCGGTGATATATTTGACCGGCTACCATCATTGGATGAGTTAAAAGTATTTTATCAATTCGTACTAGGATGCACTGTAGATACATATATTATTGATGGTAATCATGAGGCTACTAAGAAAGGGCACACTTTCTTAGAGAAGCTTACTGATATTGTGCAACTATTAAATCCTAAAGTTAGAATTGTCACTAGTATTGAGGAATTTGACTGGGGCACTCTGCTCCCTTACTGTAAATTAAAGCAGAAGGGAGTTTTTGCGTCTTTGGATAAGAGTAAGCCTCTTTTTACACATGTTAGAGGAGAAATTCCTCCTCATGTCAAACCAGAAATAGACTTAGACCTATTATCAGATTTTCCAGTAGTTTATGCAGGAGACCTACACTCTCATTCTAATACTCAAAGGAATATAGTATATCCAGGTTCTCCTATTACTACAAGTTTCCACCGCTCTCTAGTAAGTACAGGATATGTACTAATTGAGGATGCTAGCTGGGAGTGGCATAAATTTGAAGTTCCACAATTAATACGTAAGACAGTTACATCAGAAAAAGAGATGATACTGACAGATTACCATCATACTATTTATGAGTATGAAGGAAATCTAGCAGAACTATCAGATGTTAAAAATACCGAGTTACTGGATAAGAAAATAGTTAAACGTAGTTCAGAGGCATCTCTAATTCTTACTAATAATATGACTATAGAAGACGAGCTGTCTGAGTTCTTCCTGTATATTCTAGAGCTGAGCGAAGCTGAAACCAAAGAAGCTATAGGAGTTTTTCGTGATAATATTTAAAGAGTTAAAATGGGATAACTGCTTCAGTTATGGAGTTGGTAATTCTCTTAGGCTTGATGGTGATTCCCTCACTCAGCTAGTAGCAGAGAATGGCAGCGGAAAATCCTCTATACCTCTCATTCTTGAAGAAGTGCTATTCAACAAAAACTTCAAAGGAATCAAAAAGGCGGATATTCCCAACAGGGCAGGGGATGGTACATATAGTATTTCATTATCTTTTGAAGTCGACGGAGAAGACTATTTAGTTGATTTAAAACGTACTAAAAGTATCAAACTGAAGCTGTTCAAGAATGGGAAGGATATCTCTAGTCATACTGCTACTAGCACTTTTAAGCAGATTCAAGAAATATTAAAAATTGACTATAAAACATTCACCCAACTAGTCTACCAAGGCAATAACTCAGGGCTTCAATTCCTCACTGCTACCGATACAACTAGAAAGAAATTTTTAATAGAACTCTTAGGGCTGGAAAAATATGTTGAGTATTATGAAACTTTTAAAGATGTGGCGAGGGAAACAAATATTTCAGTTTCTGCGCTTGAGTCTAAGTGTGAAACTATTAAAGGCTGGCTTGAAGATAATAAACTAAAAGACGATAGTGAGTGGGAAATTCAAGAAATTAATATAAGTACTGAACACTTAGAGAAAGAATTAGCTGAATTAAAAGTATCAAAAGACAACATAGAACAGACTAATCGTAAAATTACCTCTAATAACAGTAACAAGAAGCGTCTAGATGAGCTTAGTAATAAACCTAAGATTACTACTGAAACTACTAAAATAGATACGTCTAGTATTAACTCTGAAATAGGCGGTTTAAAATCTGAGCAAAGGACAATTAAAGCTCAAGTAGATAAAGTTAAGTCTGTAAACCAAGAATGCCCTACCTGTAAGCAGAAAGTTTCTGAAGAGTTTAAAGAAAACTACATTTCTAGTAAACGAGAAGAATTTAACAAGCTAAAAGAAAAGCTTGAAAAGCTTAAAACTGAACTAAAGGGTGCACAAGAACATAATAAAGCAATAGAAGCCCAACAAGCAAGAGACAAAGAGTTTGAAAAAATCTACCAAACCATTGATAGCTCTCTCCCAGAAGAACTGCTAGTAAAAGATGACCTTGAAGAACAAATACAGGCTCTCACTTCTAAGATTAAGGAACAGCGTAGTAAATTAAACACTATAATCGCTAAAAATCAAGAAGCTGAGCGGCATAATACCAAGGTTAAGTTATACAAAGAACAGAGCGCAAGTTATCTTACTAAACTAAAAGAAGCTGAAGAAGAGCTAAAGGAAGTAAAACATTATCGTAAAAGCGTAGAATTGCTTAAAAAAGCATTCTCTACTAATGGTTTATTAGCGTATAAGATAGAAAATCTTGTAAAAGAGTTGGAGGATTTAGCTAATACTTATTTAGCTGAGTTAAGCGACGGTAGATTTACTATAGACTTCTTTGTTGAAAAAGACAAGCTAAATATCAATATTACAGATGAAGGCAAAGATACGCTAATCACCGCTCTTTCCAGCGGAGAATTAGCACGGGTTAATATAGCTACTCTATTAGCGATAAGAAGTCTAATGAATAGTATTTCTAAATCTAGGATAAATACTTTATTCTTGGATGAAATTATTAATACACTAGACGAGTTTGGTAGAGAGAAGTTAATTGAAGTACTTTCTAAAGAAAAGAACTTAAATAGTTTTGTCGTATCACACGGCTGGGAACATCCGATGCTAACTAAAGTAGGGATTAGCAAGGAGGAAGGAATAAGTAGAATAGACTATGGCGGTTGATAGTAGAGCAAAAGGAGCGCGCGGTGAATACCAAGCGCGCGACCTATTACGTAAATATACGGATTACCAATGGGAGCGTGTGCCTGCTTCAGGTGCGTTAAGCTACCTCAAAGGGGATCTTTATGTTCCTAATGAAGACAATAAGTATATGATTGAAGTTAAAAACTATGAGGAGCCTATCTTCGATCATAAAGTATTCACCAATAAGAGTTCTCCCTTTACAAAGTTCTGGCAAAAAGCGGTAGAACAAGCAGGAGAACGAAATCAACTTCCAGTATTAGTGTTTAAGCATAACAGAAGTAAATTTTTCGTTGCCGTAGACAAGGAACCTAAGAATGTAAATAGATTCATGTTCATTAAATGGTTGGACGTGTATGTTCTTATGTTTGAGGAATGGTTGCAGAAAGAGGATATTGAATGGCTAAGAAATTCGGCGAATTAGGAGAAGTTGACAATAGTAGAGTTCTCATTGTTGATGCACTCAACGTCTCTTTTAAATGGAAACACCTGAAACAATGGGACTTTGCCGATGATTTTCTTGATTTTTGCAGATCATTAGCACGCTCCTACAAATGCGGGAGAATTCTTATCACAGCGGATAAAGGTTCCTCCAGTTATCGCAAGGAAATTTTCCCTGACTACAAAGGTAATCGTAAAGATTTACAGGAAAAGCAAACTGAGCAAGAAAAACAAGATTTTGAAATGTTCATCCAAGGCTATAATGACATGCTAGAAATAGCTGAAGATGAAGGTTATACAGTTTTAGCTTACCAAGGGGTAGAAGCGGATGATATTGCTGCCTATCTTGTCAAATATAAAAACGATTTTGGATTTGGTAATATCTTTTTAGTAAGTTCTGATAAAGACTGGGACTTGTTGCTTAACCATGAAGTACAGCGATTTTCCCATATGACTAGAAAAGACTATACACTAGACACTTGGGTAGATAGATACGAATTTCACCATGATGATTATATATCTTATAAGTGTCTGACAGGGGATGCGGGAGATAATGTACCTGGGGTAAACGGAGTTGGAGATAAACGAGCCACTCAATTAATAGAACAGTATGGTTCAGTATTTGATATTTATGACCAACTTCCGTTACCTGGTAAGCAAAAATTTGTGCAAAATCTCAATGACTTTGGCGAACAACTTCTTACTAATGTTGAGTTAATGGATTTATTAACCTATTGTGATGAAGCTATTGGGGAAGATAATATAGCTGATATAAGGGAGAAACTGAATGACTGATAAAGACCTAGATAAAGAGCTTGAAATTATAATCAAGAATACAAAGTCAATTGAATCTCTTAGAGCATTATATAACATTAACAAGACTTTAGAGGACAGAAAAGCAGAAAAACTTGATGAATTAGAGCAAAAAATACGTGCACTGACAGAGGAACATGATAAACTCGCTCAAAAAAGTTCACCTTGGGCATTATCATATTCAGAGATAATAAAACGCAGAATATCAGAACTAATAGTAGGAGACGACGAATGCTCAGAATAGTAACAGACGACCCTAATCAATTTCAGAAAGCCCATTCCGTGGATGCGGGATATGATATTCTTTCTTCCGAGGATAAAAAAGTCAGTGCCGGTAGCCGTGCATTAATTTCCACAGGTTTACGTGTGGCTATTCCGGAAGGGTACGTAGGAATTATTAAACCACGTAGTGGGCTTTCAGTAAAACATAACATAGATATTGGTGCCGGGGTAGTTGATAGCGGGTATACTGGTGAAGTAAAAGTATGCTTTATAAATAATGGAAAAGTACCTTACCATATCAAAAAAGGAAACAAAATAGCTCAGATGGTAGTAGCTTTAATTTACCAAGATACGGTGGAGAAAGTTGATTCACTGGATGAATCGGAACGATCTGAGGGTGGATTCAACTCTAGTGGTTACTAGTAGTAAACCTATGATATTTTTACATAGTAGTAAACCTACGAGATTTTGAAAGGATACAAATGGACAAAAATTTTAGAACACTAATGGCTGAGGCTAAGTTCTTTGAGGGCTATGCTCGATTTGATGATAATCTTGGTAGGTACGAAACCTGGGAAGAAGCTGTAACTCGTGTAATGAATATGCATCGAGATTACTACTCTAACCTCATGACTCCTGAGCTAAAAGATTATATTGACTTTGCTGAACGCATGTATAAAGATAAAAAAGTTCTAGGAGCACAACGAGCACTTCAATTTGGAGGTGATCAACTTCTAAAAAACCATGCTAGGCTTTATAACTGCGCTGCAACCTATGCAGACCGACCTGAGTTTTTTGGAGAATGTTTTCATTTAATGCTTTGTGGTTGTGGAGTAGGCTTCTCTGTACAAAGGCCTCATGTTGCTAGTATGCCTGAGATTAGGCGCAGAGATAAAGACCCTAAAACTTTTGTAGTCCCTGATAGTATTGAAGGGTGGGCTAGAGCATTGGACGTTCTAATGTCTAGCTTCTTCACTAGTGGGGTACACCAAGAGTATGAAGGGCATAAAGTTTATTTCGATCTTGAGCAAATACGCCCCAAAGGGGCACATATCTCAGGAGGCTTCAAAGCACCTGGGCCAGAACCTCTACGTAAAGCGCTAGATAGAATAGAGCAAATGCTAAAAGATATTCTAAAATCTGGGCGCACAACTCTTAAACCAATAGATATTTATGATATCACGATGCACGCGGCAGATGCCGTGATAAGCGGCGGTGTCCGCCGAGCTGCTACTATTTGTCTCTTCTCTCTCGATGATAAAGAAATGATGAGAGCTAAGACAGGGAATTGGTTTAACGATAATCCACAACGTGCTAGGAGTAATAACTCAGTAGTTCTTTTAAGGGATGAAACTTCCTATACGGAATTAAAAGCTATAGTTGATTCTATAAAAGAATGTGGAGAGCCTGGGTTTGTATTCTCTGATGATATAGACACTCTCTTTAATCCATGCTGTGAAATCGGCCTTTACCCCCGCCTTGAAAGCGGAAATACAGGGGTTCAGATGTGTAACCTTACAGAGATTAATGGGGGGCTTTCAAATACAAGAGAGGAATTTTTCGAACAATGCCAAGCAGCTGCAATTCTAGGAACTCTACAAGCTGGTTATACTAATTTTAAGTTTCTAAACGAGGAATCTCATAAGCTGATTGAAGAGGAAGCTCTTATTGGGGTAGGCATAACTGGTTGGATGAATAATCCTGATATATTATTTGATAAAAATAATATGGTTGGAGGAGCCGAAATTGTAAAGGCAACCAATAAAGTATTAGCAGAAATTTTAGGGATTAACCCAGCAGCTAGATGTACGACAGTAAAGCCTTCTGGTAACTCATCCGTGTTGCTAGAAACTACAAGTGGTATCCACGGAGAGCATGCTCCTGCCTATATTCGTAACGTTCAGTTTAATAAAGAGACAGAAATTGCTAAGATTTTTGAAAAACTGAACCCTGATATGGTGTCAGATTCAGTATGGTCACAAAATGGTACTGATATATGTGTTTCTTTTCCAGTGATTAGCCCAAAAGGCAGTAAGTATAAATCCGAGCTACTAGGAGTTAAACAGCTTGAGTATGTAAAGAAAGCTCAGCAATACTGGATAGAGTATGGTACTGACGTGGAACTTTGTCGTAAGCCTTATTTAAGGCATAATGTCTCTAATACAATTACTGTGGATGACTGGGATGAAGTAATTGATTATGTGTATGATAATAGAGACTACCTATGCGGAGTATCATTCCTATCGGAATTTGGTGATAAAGCATTACCACAAGCTCCTTTTACCGAAGTACTAAATCTACAGCAATTAACGGACAAATATGGAGCAGAAGTGCTCCTAACTTCCGCACTTATTGAGGCAGGTCTTCATGCTTTTAATGATGATTTATGGTTGGCATGTGATACTGCTCTCGGTAGAGGTAAGGATATTAGTAAAGAAACTCATAGTAATATCCCTAAGCGAGATTTTGTACGTAGATTTGAAAAATTTGCTAAGAACTTTTCTACTAAAGAGGAATGTGCTGAATGCCTCAAAGATGTATATCTATTCCACAAATGGTGGAAGATTCAGAAAAACGCTAGGTTTATTAATTTTGTAGAAGAGTTGGAAGAAAAGACCTATACTGATATTAACACAATAGGCGCACAAGCCTGCGCGGGAGGCGCATGTGAGTGGGGATCGTAAATATGCTACAAACGAAGAGATACTAGAAGCTTTGGGAATATCTAATATAGATAGTATTAGAAAAGTCGAGATTATATTATTTCCAGAATGTTTGCCTACTTTAAAAGTAACTCGATATATTGACAATGTAGAAACTTTAACACAATTCACAATTAGAAAAAGATAAAGAAAAAGCCTCTACTACATAATTCGTAGTAGAGGCTTTTTTGTTATTCTTTAGTAGAATCAAAATCAAACTCAGGCCACTCAGCCTCTCTTAACATGTCTTCAATTTCTGCGATAGTCATATTAGATACATCATTATCACTAATATCTTTAATTCCTTTAATTACTTCTACTAAAACGGGTAGTAATTGTTTAATTAATTTAATATCCATACGCAATTTCTCCTATCTTAGTCAAAGTATCAAATAGGTTTTTTCGTGCACGTTCTCGCTCATCTTCAAACTCTTTCTGGTTACTAAGGTATAAAAGTTCAAATTCTAAAGCATTAGTATATAACTTTTGAGATTTCTTATATAAGGAAGCGGCTTTATCACACTGTTTCTGATTAAGTACGCCCTCAGAACATAAACTATCCGCTGTTCTAGCTGCTAAAACGATTGACTCTTGGGCTGTTTTCAGCTGTCTAGCGCTATCCTTAGCGCTATATGCTGCACAGCCGGAGAGTAATGCTATCAATAAAAATCCTATAAAAATTCTCATTAATCCTCCTCAAAATCTGAGCCAACCCCAAACATAGCCCCTATTCTGACTCCTAAGTATCCTTTAATTTGCTCCCATTTAGTACCTCTAATACCTACGTCCCGCCTAAATAGCTTATCAGCAATCTTACGCTCTTCCTTAGTCTTAGCTATAGCACACCTAAAATCATGGCGACAACTAGCTATAGGATGCTTCCATTTAGGAAACCCAATAATAGGCATATTCCTTAAAGGCCCACTAGAGCTTCCATCCCAGCTCCAAAATGCCGGAATTTCTCCTTCTCCACAGGGAAGAGGTTTAGTAAGCTGCATAATATCAGCAGTCTCTTTTACATCCCGCATATAAATATGTCCGTCCCAGTCTTGTTTATTTATCTCATCTGTAAAATAATTAATCATGTATTATACTCCTATAAAGGTATCTACAAGACTAATTATAGCGTTATAATTAGTCTTGTAGATTGTTACTGTTGGGGAAACACCGGCAACATCCCAACAAACTCATCTTCATCCGGCGGATCAATTATCCCTGTTGCTACATCATGCATGATCTGACGTGCAGATTCCCACACTGATACGTTCCATGCCCACACATCGTTGCAGAACTGGTAGTGAGTGTAAGTGTTATCATCTGCATAGTTTTTGCAGGAGTGAACATCGCGGAATGCTGTACCGTTGGCTTTGTTATAGGCGTCCACCTCTGCCTGTATCAGCTCAGTGACCAGCTGCTCGTACTTCCACAATTTGTTGCTGTTGCTTAGGTCAATCTGTTGCGTGAAGCTGTAGAGGTTCAATTAAAGGCATAATAGCATCTAGTTGAGAGGGTTCCTGAAAAAAGGCCCCTACACGCCCAATCATTGGGAATATTACATAGTTAAGAAAAATCATAAATAAACCACCATACACTACGCTTGGTCTTGCACGCTTAGTAAATTTATCTTTTTGCTTTAGCTCCTCTACCATTATTTCTGATTTAGCTTGGTCTCTGATAGCTACTTCTTGTGAGATTGCTGCCGCCATCTTTGCTTTTTGTTCTGGAGAAGCATCGGGCGGGAAAAACCTATCTACTAGATTTTCTGCGAAAGATGCTATGCCCCCTAGTCCTGTTAAATCCATATTAACTCCTGACTAAATATATAATAAGCTTAAAGTTTCAAACTTATCCTGAGATGCACTGTCTATTTTTGCTACTAAATAGTGCATATGCAGCTCCTAAGTTTCTTACCTTATAAAAGGTAGCCTTACATTCTGTTGCCTAAGAGTTTTATCTCATAGTCGGTAAGAGCAGATGAGTAAAGTGCGAAAGCTCTAAATACTCCATTAAAGAAGTTAGATAATACCCCATCAATATAGCCAGCTCCTAACTTTAAAGAGCCATTAGCTGAAGACAATTCAGAGTTATATACACCTATATCATTAGCAATCTGTCGTCCATAAGATAGTATTTGATGGTTGGTTCCTGTATACCGCATAGCAATCATAAAAGGGAACCCTCGGCCTACATTAGCTACCGTGGCGGGGTTTTCCATAATATTAAATGATATACTACCAGAGCCATCTTCAATCTGTAGATCTAATAGAGGCGAAGTACTAGTTTCGGAATCTGCATCCATACCTGCGATAGCTCTTATTGAAGAAACATCAAAAACCGAGCCAGAAAAAAGCATTGTCCATGCTGGGGAGGGTAAGGATATGACTGGGGTGTCTATATAGTCATCAACCCCATCAAATTTTATCCCGCATAGAGTAGGAATAGCACCGTAAATAGTGCCGTCATTTACTCCAGTAGAGTCCACTACAGTAGTACCATTTATACCCTGTATAAAATCATACTCTATAACTAAACTATCAAGACTCGGGGATACAAAACCTCCCAAATTACCAACCCATACATTATTATTTAGGGTATTATCGATACAAACCCACTCTTCTCCTGTAGTGGTATTTAATTCCTTAGCTCCAATAGAGGGAGGATTATAGTCAATTGTTGGGTCAATACTCTGCTGCACAGGAAATCTGAAGTCATTGCCTTCCGCCACTGTCTCAGCATCCGAACCGAAAGGTTTGTTGAAGGCAGAAGCTTTCTCAAACGCTGGCTCCGCATTTATAGTAGCAGGGGTTATGTTATGCGGATTGGATGCCTCTTTATGGTCTTGAACCTCAGTGTTAATATTTATGAAATTATTATCTACTTCTGTATTTGTTAATGGAGCACCCTTAGCAGTAGTGCCTGTCTCTCTAGTAATTATAGTAGCCATGCTTTCTCCTTATGAAATATCCAATACACGTTCTGTATAGTCATTAGTCTCAAAGTACGTATAAGTATCTGTATACCAAGTTAATATAATAAAAACTTCCGAACCAAACGAACTAATATTGTTTGAAACTGCTTCAATAGTATAATAATTACTAAAGTCTCCAATACTAACATCTGTATCTTCGAAGCTGAAGGGGGCTTCTACTATAGTGGCAACAGGAGTACCTGGAGCGCTAGTATCAATACTATCACTCGATTTATATATATTGTATTCTGCCCCTCCTAAATTTGTATCCTCAAAATTTATAGTTATCTTTGGTGTAGGCATAATTACTCCGTATATGAGATTGTTACGTTGCCGGCTGGATTAATAGGTCTGTAGAACAAAATTGAAGGAGTTTGCAAATTCTTAACTCCCGACCTATCTGCCTCAATAGTAAATTTAAAATAGCCCGCAGTTGTATAACCAGATACCAGCGCTTCCGTGACCTCATATGAAGTACCTGTAGTCGTGCCAGAATCTACGGTTCCCAACAGTGTATCATTAGCATCATAAGCTTGTAAAGTATAGTTATATACTACTCCTGCTTCTAAATCCGTAGAATCTTCATCCCATGTTAGGGGGCGCTCTATCTCAGTTAATCTATTTCTATGTGACCAAGTTACATTAATAGGCCAACTAAAAAATCCAGCTAGATCATCTAACATACCAGCTACTCTGAGATTAGCTGGGCGCAGAGGTTTATAATGCCTAGCAGAGGTTACTAAAGTCTGTTCTGGGGCATCTTCTGGCTCTAAAGTATCTGCAATAGCTATAGTACCTATTTTTAGGTACGCAGTACTTCCTACTGAGAAAGCTCTATTATACACACCCAACCCATTTTTCCCAAATAGTATTACTACAGTGTCTTTGGGATGATTTTTTGGGACAGTATCAAATAGTCCTCGTTCTACAACGATCGAAGAGCTTAATACTGACTTTAATAGTACTATCTCTGAGCCTCCTATCAAGGCATATGTGTCAGGTACAATACTATTGGGCTGATTTAACCAAGTTATATCCATATTAGAGGTAGACTTATAGACATCAAAATTTAACTTACATCTAAAACTTTGAGAAGCATATACTGAATCAGAATAACTGCCTTGAGGATTTTTGAATACTGGATCTATTGAAATCGTATCCTGTGTAGAGGGGACTCCTGCACACATTACGTAACTTTGAGTGGGAGTAACACTATCAGAAACTGGTGTGCCTAATCTACTACCTATAATAAACTTAGGCATATCTTCTAGTATATGAACGCTACAAGGAGCGGCATCTTGAGAAGGAGGCTGAAATATTGCCTGCCCAGTCTGAGAATACACAGCAGAAGAGTTAGAAAATACATCTTCTATACACTCTAATCTCAGTTTGGAGTCGGATAAATCTCCATATTTAATAGAAACGACCCTAAGCACTATTTGATCAATACCATATCTAGGCCATGACATTAATATTGGGTCTCCAATAGATACCCTCATGCCGTCTAGGTTAGTTTCTAAAGTGGCTGTTGCTAAGTTAGTAGATAAGGACTGTAAATCTCTGCTTAATAATTTTTCAGCGGTATCCTTATGTGCTACAAGTGGGTATTCTAAGGTTTTAGAGATAGTGCGTCCAGCTTGTGCAACTAGTGCAATGTCAGAACGTGTTAAAGAAGACTTTTCTCCAGTGTCACTATCCCAGAATTTAATTGTAAGAGTGTTAGGAGACTCCTCATATGTATTACGCTTAAAAGATTTTACTTCAATTATGTTATCTTCGTCAAAGACAGGTAGGTTGTCTATATCAAAGTCATCACGTATCAGTTTTAGTCTCAACTTACCGGTATGAATATCAGAAAATAGAAAGGCATCTATATGATTAAGTAGATCTTTTATAAACTCTCCTATTTCTGCCTCTTGAGTCCACAGTGCACACATCCCAAAATTTTCAGAAGCTAATACTGAGTTTGCTGAATTAAAAGAAGCTACGTCTATATCATCTAATGTATACCCCAGCCCCCACTTTTCATTTAATATTATCTCTGCCAATAAGTTGGCTGGATTCATTGCTTGGATACCATTGGGGAGGGTTATTACAGGGTTATTAAGGCCAGACCTATAATATATATTTCTGCCCCAAGCATGCCAAGGTCTTATCATATCACTATCCCCTACCCAAACATGTTCTAGTACTAGGGAAGCGACTCCTCTAAATGCAGGAATTCCGCCAGACCATGTGGTTGGAAGTTTACTAGCTAGGTAAGCATTAGGCATTTGATTGGGGTTTCCATCATGGAATCTAAAAGTGCCCCCAATACCCCCGCCGGCATAAAAACCCCCAAAAAATGAGCTTCGCCACACATGTGCTGAAGTATCTGTGCCTATCCCATCCCCATAAGGGTCTCCCCAAAGAGCTCTACCATCTACCTCAATAGCTAGAAGTCTTTGCATATCATGACAGAGCGCTAAATGCATCCCTAGATAGTAGTTATAACCAACTGTTTGGTCTTCTTTCTCTTTTTCATAAACTCGTAAGTCCCCATACCACACAACATTAGGAGAGGTTACCTTTTTAGTACCAAATAAAACAGGAATTTCTTTTCCAATTTCCGCCGTTGGTATATCTAATTGATCTAGCGATTTAGCAGCCATATGCACGCTAGCAGAAGGGGCTAGTATTAGAGTTGCTATGACTGCTATGATTACTACTATAAGTAAGCCTAGACCCATAAGTTATCTCCTAATTGATGAGAGGAAAGGGTTTTTATTCGGAACCCAGTTAAATGCTAAATAGTTAAGTATATTATTAAACCTGCCCGAGCATGTTTGAGGTGTTTTATCACACCCCGGATATAAAAATATTGTATCCCCAAAACTAACATCATACAAGGGTCTTGCTAGGTATAAAGTATTTCCTACATGGTTCGTTATAAACGAAGTTTTGTACTGCAATGGAATTTCTGCAATTCCCCCAGTAAAATATCCGTCAGTATAAGTATTTTGTACTTCAATATGAGTATTACTTATTACTGAAGCTATGATTTCTTCTTGCTCAAACTCTACTTTACTAACTCCGCAACCTTGCCCATATACTAGGTGTTGGCAAACAAATTCATATCTAATACCTAAGCCTGACATAGAGATAGATGATAAAATAGGTTCACAATGGATATCCGCTACAGTATTTTTAGGTTCTACAGATACAATTCTTCCTTTCCACATAACTAAAGCTTCCGAGATATTATTAGTTCTATGTAGCTTCTTTATAGTAAGGGTGGTGCGCATTTCAGGGGTAAAATGTAGTAATTCATTAACTAATGTGTTAGATATTGGAAGTGTAATAGTTATAGGTACCTTAAGTACATCATCAGTAGTATCAATCTTACTTCTGGAAATAGGCTCGGCTTCATAAAAATCATTACTCCCTACGGGGGTAAATCCTTCTCTAGCTGAAGTTATCTTATATCTCCATAGGTCTGAGCGACTAAACTCATATAGTTCTACCGGTTCTCCACTATGTACACTATACTCATCAGATGCAAAGCTCATTATTCAGGTACCTCCATTATCTCTATTGAAACTTCCGCTACGTTACTATTCTCATATTTAAATTTTATTTTATCAGAGTTTAACCTTACAAAATCCAATACACAAACCATGTAGATGGTTTCTGGATTTGTATCTTTAGTTAAAGCAGTCTCTAAGAAAAGCTGTTCCTCAGTTTCTGAATTAATATCTATAGAAGTAACAGTATTAAACTGATAAGACCCGTCTTTATACCCAATAAGAATATGCGTAAGGCCTCCTTGTAACTTAGATACATCTATTGCTCTTATATTAAGAGAAGTTTCCCCTGAAATGTGATACCCAGTTACAATAAAATCCTTATTCCAAGTAGGTAAGAAGAAAGGTTTTTGTTTTCCTCTTAAGCTAAATAACCAAGATTTCCAATCCCAAATATCCTTCTTATTAGTAAGAAGTTTTTGTAGAACTCTGGTCTTATAAGGGAAATCTTGTGCAGTATCGTAAACAATTCTACCTTGCTCATTATCTACCTTTGTATGGAATATTTTTAATTTTTCATTCCAAGAAGAAGTAGTTGCTGTGCTGTCTAATAGGACTTGGTATCCCTTGTATACTGGGAAAGAGATCAGTCTTGGTCTATCATCCAAGTCTAAGGGAACGAACTCAACCTTAACTTCAGACCAGTCCCGCAAAGTACCACGAGAAGTTTTAATCCCTTCGGGTATATTAGCAGCTCTTACAGGAAATAATAAAGCATTACTCCAAGATAGAGCAGTAGCAGGGAATATTGATATAGAAGTAGACGTAACCTCAGTAACTTGGTATGCCACCATCTTAGACTCATTTTCATATAAAGCTATATTAGAAGATTCTTTTATCCAAGTCCTATCTAAGTCCAGAGATACATTAATCGTCATATCTCCAGAACCAACATTTACAGTATAAAATTCGTTCCATACCGGGAAAGACCAAGTATTTATGCCCCAATTACGAATTTTATTACTAATATTCATTAATTGGTCTGCATGAACAGTGTGAGTAAACTCGATTATCTCCCTAGGCTTATCTCGCAGGGCAACCCGCTGCTCTCCTTTTCGAGTTTTCATTACATCTGTTTTCCACTCAAATTGTTCTGAAAATTTTCTATTAGGTTGAAATTTCCATAATACTGAGCGACTACCAGAAAACCCTAATATAGAACTGGTGTCGTTATCATATACTAAAGTATATGATCCATTAATAGTACTAGGGCCATCACTTGTTGCTACAAAAACAGGATTAATTGAGCGTAAGAATGGCAATACTTGAGGTATATTTACCCCATAGAACTGTGTACCTTCAGCTCCGTCAGCCTGAATCTCAACTACTGATACATCCTCAAAATAGGCGTTCCAAAGCTCTAAATCATAGGTAGCATCATTAATGATAGTGCCAAGAGAGATATTGGAAGGAATTAGATGAACTCTATAATAGAAATCATCCATAAAAGAAATAGCTTTTTCAGCATTGACCGTAGGATGGGCATACCCCCTATCCCACAGCTCATCTTTTGAATAGGTTCCAGTGAGTACTTCCATACTAGGAACATAAATATCTGAGTAGTTATATTCCTTAGTTAGAGGTAAAAGATCACTATTTGAAAAAGTTTCAGGCGGTTGAACTGGGGAAATAGCTATATAGGCTATCCCATTATTATACCTAGTGTTTACTACAGCGGTAGCAGAACCGTAAGTAATTACCGTTTCTGATGATAGCTCTGTCTTATCAATGGTAGGGGTAGGGCTCCCTGAATTGAAGGCAAGTACTGTTTCTGTGGGTTCTTGTGTTATAGGGGTACGCAATACAGAGCCAAAACTTACCACAACAGGTCTAGCGGTTAAGGCGTCAGCCATGTTGCCTCCTTACGTAACAATTATCGATAAGGCGCCTGGGCTAAAGATAGGAGCCGGGTCACCTGCCAATATCTCCTTAGAAACCGCCAGTGTGTCTAATATGAGTAGGTTTCCTAGATCATCATAGATGCCGTATCCTAGTACCGTGCCCCAATCTTCCACAGGAGTGGGGAATATAATAGCAATATCATTAGTAGTGGTTCCGTCCCCACTGACAGGGGCACTCCAATAAGTAGCCCCAGGTCCTGCATCTGCTCTAGCGTAGCTAGGGGCGGAAGGCTCCGCACCCCCTACTCCGTCCTCGCCTGGCATGGTCAAAAATAACGCAACCTTTAAGGCTGTAGGTTGATGAATAGTACCAGACCTAAATAAAAGTTCTATACATAAATTCTCTAAATAATTTGATGCACTCATTAGTCCTCCTTAAGGATTGCAACTCCATACGCTCTACTATTATAAATTGGAATCATCATCCAATTATCAGAACCGTACGTAACTATATCTCTAGGACTTAGATTATCTATTCTAACTGCCCGTAAATTTGGAACATGACCCCCATACTTCCAAGTACCCTCACTAGTCCTGAAGAATATATAGTATGGGAATAACATAGTAGTGCCGTTGAACCTGTTGGGGGTATTACTCAATAATTGATGCATGATTGAGTAGCACCGAGTATAGTAGGAACTAGTATCAACGCGCTCCCAACATACCGAACTGGTTGCTGTTCCGCCCCAAGTATTATGTGGATAAGATCTAGATACTAGAGACCATCCTTCTGCGTTTGGGGTCTTCATATTCGACTCAAGCATCCGTACCCAGGCCCCATAAAAACCATTAGAGGAAGCGTATAGATTCGCATCAAATAAGGCTGAGTTATTATACCGATCTTGGGTATCGTATCTATCACTATCATAATAATCTGTGCAATGCCCAAAAGTAAACTCCCCGCCTATATAGTTAGCAGGCTTATAAAGTTTACCAAACCCCATAGTAACAAAATCAGTTTCAGTACGCTCCACTACTATATAAATATTATCATTGGTAGAATAGGAGAAGAAATGGTACCTATTTAAATTTTGATAATGGTGTGTTCTAGAACCGTATGGGCTAGTAGTAGAAAAATCTGAAGATAAAGATCCTATAATACGAAATGCAAATGCGTTAGTGTAAGACGTAGTATTACTGGTGTAAGTATCTTCATTGTACATACGTACATAATACCCGTTCTTACCAATACGAAGCTCTTCCGATTCATGGAGCAAAACAGTCCACCCATTTGCTTCAACAAAGGCTCTTAAACTATTAAAAAACCCGGGAATATCGCTTATATTATCTGTTTGGTATGCCATTATTGTAACCTCACTGCCATAAAACTTCTTCCACCAGTATTTAAACCCTCTTGAGCTATTAAGTAATTTACTCCGTCAATCATAATAATTGACTCTGATACTTGATTAAGCCCTGGGGGATAAAATACTCCATCTAATTCCCCAAATACTGCATTTTTATAGTAATCCCTACCAGATGAATCCCCATAGTCCCTAGAACAAAGCACATAAGGAAAAACATAAGATTCACCACTATCATAAGGCACAAGAAGTCCTAAAAATTCTTCACAAGAACTATCATACAAGGAGGCTTCTCTAGGGAAGCAGAAAAAATCGAAGTTAGAAGTATCTTCATTATCATACCCTAGCCAACTATTATCGGGGGTATACAACCAAGCATTATTTTCGGAAGTATTTCGATAAGTAAAACAGGTACCGGCAGTACTTGTATAAGATAATGGTGCATCATATTCTGCCCCTATAAGTAAAGGGAGAGGATACTGCGAAGGGGTGGCATATGGATGAAATTTTCCTAAATAACACGAGCGCATCCCTGTGTTTACTTTTGCGAATACCATCACTCTTTGACCGTTAGCTACGAACCAATAAGGGGTATCATTATTCCAGAAAGCAGTATATACATCATAGGGGGTGGTGCCAGGTGACTGGCCCCACCCATCAGTATCTCTCCAACCGGCAGAACCTCTAAATGCCCAACAGTAATAATTACTAGATATATTTTGCAGAGTTCTAATCTGAATATAGATATTCTCAGTTCCTGTTAATCCAGGAGCTCTAAAATACCTAGTAGTCCCATCTTTCTTTAAAAGTTGCCATTGCTCCCCCGTACTTACTAGATCAACATTAGTGGTTAAAAATACCTCTAATCTATCCAACAAGTCTAGGTAGTCAGTGGCTATACCGATTTCTACAGCCATTAAATTGCTCCTTTGTTTCTGCGAACTATGTTAACAATAGCATTTTCACCATCCGCAGTAGAAATATAATCAGATACGATGCTAGGGTCTAAAACATTAATAATATTAGGTGAGCCACTGGTAGGTTCTTTTTTAGTACTTTCCTTATTCTCAGGGTACTCACTAATATTTTTAATATTAGTATTAGTTACATTTTGAGTAGTTGAGCTACCCCTTATTAGTCCCCCAACGGCGTATTTTTGTTCTGATACCGATAACTGACGATTATTTAATTTATTCATAAAGTCACTGCCATAATAATCTACAGTGTCTCGACTCATCATGTACTCCCCAGGGGTAGCTGCAATCGTGACATTGTCAGCTTTGCGACCTCTTTTCAAGCCTTGAATCTCACCACCCTCAGCGTATGCAGGTTGCTGTTGTTTGATAGCTGCTACTTGAGCCATACCTGAAGCAATAGCCGCTGCTGCAGCTGCAGCACCCAACGCAGGCCCAACATAAGGAATACTAGCCATAGATGAGAAAGCTTTGGTTGCACTGTTATATGTACTAACAGTCGCTTCTACAATAGCAAAGGCTTTATAAGCTTCCCAAGCCTTTCGGTTTTCAATTAATCCGGCATCCATTATACTTTTAATTGAAGCTGCCATACTACCAGCGAAGGAACCAACAGCTGAAGTTCTAGCGTTAAATAAGGCTTCAGATTGTTCCGCATAAAGCCTTTCACGCTCTAGAGCTTGTTCCTGTTGAACCATTTCCATTTCAGCCCTAGATGCCCCATACTCTTCTAGTAGTTGGAGTTGTCTAGCATGTTGTTCTTTCATTGCGATAATCTGAGGCTGCTCATCAACAGATTTAAATAGTGCTTGTCCCTGGAATAAGGTATCCTCATCAGGAGCTGACCCTTTAATAGTTGCTCTCATTTCTTCAGGGTCTCTAATACCTTGGCGAGTAGTCTCTATTTTAGACATAGCAGATTCATACTCTGGGGTACCAGGTTTTAAGTTTTCTTTCACTTTCTTTGCAATACTATCAAGTTCCTTAGTTTTCTTAATAGAATCAACAATAGCTGAAGTGAGGTCATTAGAAGCCCCAATACTATCAAGCGAAGAGGAAAGAGCAGTAGATATTGACGAATCAAGGCCATCTAAACTATCTGTAATCTTAGTTACAGTATCCTCATACTCGCCAACTAGTTTTCTTTCTTCTATTTCTAAGTTATTAATAGCAGTTTTAGTTTGTAAATCAAGCGCCCTAGTTTGGGCTTCTCTAGCACTCTCTAAAGTATCTAAATATGAGGTATCTAAGGTGCCGTTAGCTTCAATATTTAATAACTTAAATTTATGAGCGAGTAAGTCATACTCTGCATCAATCATACCCTTTTTAATCTTAGCTTCTTGGGTAATTGTAGCAATACGCTCTTCTTTTATCTCCCTAAAAACATCTAACTCTTGATAAACAGCCAGTCCTGTACCGCCTGCATCAATAGTAGCTGCACTTAATCGATACTCTAGTAGTGCATTTAGGCGTTCTCTCGTTGCAGAAGCTAATTTGTCTTCTGCCCCTAATTGAAGCTGTCTAATATTTAATAAAGCTTTTTCTTTTGCAAGAAGTTTATCACTATTATCACTTAGTTTTCTACTTATTTCGCTTCTTTCAGCTACAAGCTCTTTTATTTTTCTTGCAGTATCTTCCGAAGCTTCCTCTAGTCTCAAAATCTTTAATTTACTGTCAACCAGAGAACGTTGTTCTAAGAGCATTTTATCCTGTATTGAAAAATATTCCCCAATACTTGAAACATCATACTCCATAGACTTTTTTAAATCTTTTAACTGGTTTTTATAAATCTTTACTTGATAGCCAGATTCTGCAGTTGCTTCTGAAGTACTTTTCCATAATGCTAATAAAGCGGAAAGCCCTTCATACATATCGCCATTCTCAGATAGCTCTTTTGCAGCAGATTTTAAATTATCACTAAGTTTAGAAACTAGAGCTCTTTCATGCTCTTCACTAACGTCTTTAAAGCTATTTACGATTGACTCTAAGTTTGAAATAGTTTCTTGGAAAGGGGCTTTATCAATGTCTAATGCAGATTCTATAGAATACCCATAGTTCTCTGCAGACTCAGCTAAACTATCAAGGTTACCTTTAGCTGCTACTAAATCTCTGTTTAAAGCGAGTGCATACTCTACTAATAATTTTTTATTTTCATCTGAAATTAGTGGGTCTTCTAGGGCTTCAGAAATACTGCGTAAAGCTGTAATATCACCTTTTAAAGCCGTAGCTAAAGCACTACTAGAAGATTCCACGCTAATGATTGCGGAATCTATAACTTTCCTGATAGCAGTAATAGCAGAAGTACTATACGCTTCTAAATTTTTTGTCTCTTTACGAATTTCTGCCAGTTGTTGCGCGTATAGAAAAGCCCAGTTAGACCCAAATAGTTTAGTATGTTTATTAATTATATCTTGTGCATCATCTCCACCCTTTTTCAAGATTTCAATTTCCTGGGTAGTTAAATGTTCTGCATATTTAAGTAACTTCTCTCTCTGCTCTACTGTAGCTTCTAAGTCTTGTTCCCGTTCGGCTTCTACTATTTTAGAGATTCCAGAAGTAATTTGATTTAAAATACCCACCTGAGTATTTAAGGTAGCAATATATCTATCTACAGAACCTTCGGCTAAGGTGTTAAGCTTGTCCTGAAGTTGGCTTGCTGCCTCATCGATATCTTTAAAGCTATCGACTATTTCTGAGGCGGTTTTAGTTAGTTTATCTGGTTTTGTTAACCACTTAAAAGCACTATAAAGAGCAGAACCTGCTGAAATTGCCAAACCAATGAGAGGCATCGCAGACAGCAAGGCGGTGCCAAAAGCTTTCACGCTTACAGTCGCGGCGTACCACACAATTTTTACTCTACCCATAATTCCAATTGAAAGATTTTGTGCTGCAGCATTCGCATATATTCTTGCAGTATTAGCATCTATAGCTGCTGATACACTTCTTATAGTACCACGCAAAGATAAACGTTGTGCATTTTCTAGTGCAGCTATTTCAATACCCTTAATCTGGGCTTTTTGGGAGTGAGTATAGGATTGTACATATACCGTACGCGCTCGTTCTACTTCTCTTAGATTTTCCTTAGATTTAGCAATAGACTCATTAGATCTAGTTTGTACTTTCTCTTGTTCAGCTAAAGTTCTAGTGTAGGTAGCAATTGATTTATCTAAGGATCTTAATCCTTTTACATACTGCTCCTCTGAAATTACCCCATCTTTGAATTCATCACTAAGTCGCCTAAACCCTTCTGGTAATACTTTAGTAATTTCTAAGGCTTTAAGGCTTTCCTGTGAAGTTTTTGATAGCGCAGCGGCTGCCTCCTCAGAAGCTTCAGCCGCTTTATACAGCCCAGGTACCATTTGTCTAGTAACCGAAGCACCAAGTACCGTAATAGCTCCAATCAAAGCACCTTGGTTTCCTGAAAGTAAGGATATTAAAGGAGAAAGACCTCTATTAATTAATTCTAAAAAAGACTTGGTAAGGTCATCAAAAGATGCTGCTAATTTAGCGAAAGGACTAATCTCTATCTCTTTAGAGATAGATGAGAATTTATCCGTCCCTTGTTCTATAATGGCATTAGTGAAAGCCATTCTACGCTCAAACTGACTTAAATCCCCTGCAGTTTTCCCTAAAGTTTGGGCATAACTTTCAGTGGCGTCATCAAGCCTTACCATAATTCCTAATTCATCGAGAATTTCAGGCTCTAACTTGGTGGCACCACGTACTAGACGATCCATTGCATCGCCCATATCTCTACCAAGTGCTACGGAGGCTCCTTTTGCTACCTTAGTTAAGTCTTCTAACTGACCTGTGGAAAAGCCAGAACTAATACCTAAAGCCACGCTCTCCATAGCTTGGGCAGTAGATATACCGTACCCGGAGATTTCCTTAAGCTGCTCCGCAACGTAAGGTAGGTTAGCCCCAGCTGCTCTTCCTACATAACTCAACCCTTCGGCAAGTTGTGTAACTTCAGCTGCCCTACTTAATGCATGAAAGCCAGCGGATAGAGCGAAGATATTTGCAGCTAAACTAGCGTAAGCAGGAACGAGAGTGCCCCCTAAAGTTTGAGCCTGCTTGGCAAAAGCTTTAGTACTGTTAGATGTTAGTCCCGCAACACCCTTTTCCTGCTTACTGTAATTATTTTTGGTCTTATTATGGGAATTTTGGGCATTAGAGGCTTTTTCTATAGCTGAGGTATATACTTTTACCCCTGAAGTGGCTTGCTTAAGAGAGCCCTTATCATCAATTATAAGTTGTATATTAATAGCATTATCTGCCATACTTACCTCTTGCCTTCTTTAACTCCTTCTCCATATCATCTGAAGATTTCTTAATCATTCTTGAGTCTAGCCACGAGATAATATCTATAATAAGTTCTTTATCTATTGATCCCGCATGTAAATCTAAGAGAGTTGGTAAATTATTAAAAAATTTACCAACATACCCTATATTAGCTTGTACATTGTCCCCTAGTAGATTATAAATCCTGAAAGCTATTTGAACCTCATAAGGAAAATCTTCTATTTCCAAAGGCTCTTCTTCAGGATCTACAGGGAGATTAAGTTGTTCACATATACTATAATACTTTTCTTTTGAAATATTAGAAAATAAGTCGCTAAAAAACTTATTTAAATACTTAAAAAGTTTTTCTCTATTTTGAAGTACGAAAATATTCTAGGTCGAATACTACCTCATTAATAAACTGGTCGAACTCAGTAGAGTTCGCTATTAAAAGTTCCGCGTTTGATGGAGAGTATTCCAACTCATCATCCAAATCACGACCTTCAGTGTCGATTAGAATCAGATTCTCAAGGTTTCTAAGAGTCAGGCCTTTCCAATTTTTAATTGTAGCAGCTGAAAACTCTTTAATAAACTTATCTTCATTAAGCTGTTCTGTTAGTTGTTTAGTTTTACGGTCAAACTTTTGGGTGATACACCGCTTACGTAGGTCAATAAGCTCTTTACGAGATAGGTTTGCTACCTCTACCGAAAATCCTGGCAGGCCGGTGAAATCTACCCATGCGGTTTTGCTGTCAACAATTAAATCTTTTAGTTCCATTTTGTTACTCCTTTTGTTAAAATAAAATTTTTGCAGAGACCAATTCCCTACTATCTATTATAGTATAACTAGATACCTAAGATATGTCAAGAATAAAATTTGGTTTGGTGTAAATAAAAAATCCACTAAGCAAACACTTAGTGGATTTTTTATTAGGTAACGACTATTTAGTATTCGATTCCGGTGTATACAATAGAGGCTTCGTCCGCCTGGTCAATGGTACTAGGTAGAGCATGGAAGTTAGTCTCAACTGCAATTACATCGTCAATAGAGTGGCTAGGAACCTCTAAGTGACATTTAGGGAAAGTAAACTGAACTTTAGGAGCCACAGCTCCCCCAACAGAGAACTCTAAACTAAACTGGTTAGTTACTTTATCTGTAGCTGAGATTATATCTTCGAAAAGGTCTCCAGTACTACCAATGGCCGAGTTCAGATAAGCAGTAAAGTTACCAGAAACTGATCTAGCCCCAGTTACGTGACCTAATGGCTGAGATACTTGGCAAAGTAGTTCAGGAGTTAAGAATGTAATATTGTTCTCAAAAGTAATATTTCCCCCGGTAAGAACAACGTTGTATACTCCATCGTTGTTAGCTCCTGGGAATGCAATTGTATCCGCAGCAGTAACATTGAGTGAAGTTAGTCGATTACGTAAGAAGTTGGAGGTAGCAGTTGCTGCTTCAGTTATAGTTGGAGTAGGTAGTGTAGCCCCCTCTTCAATAATAGAAGCTTGCCCTGACCAGTTAAGAGTTGCAATTCCTTCAATATCGAAATCAATACTTACACTGCCTAGAACGCAGTCTTTTAGACGATAGATAGTTGGAGTTCCGTCAGCCGCACAGGCTCCCATACCAAAAACGATATCAAATGTACCTAGCTGGGTTTTATTAGAACCAGAGAAATCAATAGTCATTTCAGTAGCAGTTGAAGAAACCCCTTCTGTCCACCCAGTATCCGGTGTATAACTATTGATAGCAACGAAGTTTGCCCAAAGAGCTTCCTCGATTGCATGGTGGTCTGCAGAAGTGGTCTCCCATCCATCTGTAGCACCAGGGGCTGCGACGAACGGTCTCATATAAGTTGAAAAACTAAATTCTGCTGGAGCATAGCTGTCTGTGAACATCTGTCTAGCACGTCTAGATGTTCCATCCTGCGCTGCTGCCTCGTTAAGAGTAATTTCTGATGTATTAGTAGCTTGTGAATAACTAAAATCGTTGAGCACAGGTAATGCCCAAACATTAGTACCCTGTTCAATAAATACTTTCGTATCTCTACTAAAATAAAGTTGGTCTGCCATTTTCTTTCCTCTCTAATTACTGATATATTTATCAGTACCTAATCTCACAAGTGACTTCTCCAACCCCTAAGGGCTCTAGAACACCTTCATCTGTTTCGATTGAGATTATTGATATTTGCTGTGTTGTTTGAGAAGTTCCTTGTCTATCTTTATAGACTAACCGACTTTTCTCTTCTAACACAGTCTCTACATCTTCTATAAGACCTTCTAAAGCTAAAACTGCATCTTCTTCATTAACATAGCATCGTACAGTTACATTTAAGAATCTATCTTTATACCCAGCTCCTTGGTACTCCCTAGTCTCAGCTCCGGCGCTTAGATGAATTGCTGGGAATACTTCTACCTCATCCCAAAATTTAAGGCGGGGGGATACTTGCCCATCAATATCTGTGTTGTAATTACCAGACCCGTCAATGGCTTTTAATTCTTCAGCTAAAGCGTAAACTATTGCCATCCGCCTACTTGTATATTCTCTAGTAACTTCCATTATAACCTCTTTGTGTAGAATCTTGTTTTGACGATATCTGTAGCTAACTCTCTAATAGATTTATCAATAATTTTTCTTGGGTCTCTTTGGGGAGTAGCTAATCTAGGGCTCCCACCTGGGTACTCAAAAAGTTCATAAGGGGATCTTTGGTATGTGTAATGAATAGATAATCCTCTATTTTTAGTCTCGCGAACATCTAAAGCATAAACTGATTGAGCAAATCTACCTGTTCTATAGTTGAGGGCTGGGCTTCCCATATTGGAAGCTACCTGTCCTGGTAACCCCTTATTTAAATAGGTGAGAAATGCTACAACCCCTATTTTATTTTGCTGTGCTCCAAATCGTACCTGATTCTTAGCTTTACGTAAGTCTTGTTTAGAGATTTTATCTTTACTAGACTTCTTGACTACTTGTTTGGCATCTTTTAAGTCATATACTCTGAAACCTTTTAAGTGGATATCAGGGTTCTGTCTTAATTTTTTCGTAGCCTCTGTAAGTATATGCTTTTCAACACTTTCATACACAGGCTCTTCAATGAAGTTATCAGCAGTATCACGTATTAGGTTATATAATTTAGTATTGAAATCCTTATCACGCTTACTTTCAGTACCTCTATTTGTTTTATAGTCTTTGTATGTAATTTTAGACACCACAGGCTTATTAGATTTACCGAGTTCTTTCAACCCTGTAGCAATAGCAAGCTCAAATTTTTTTAACTCATCCCTACGTACCCCAGGCCTAGCTAAAAAATCCTGCTCGACTTGTTCCAGTATAGCTTTGTAGGCATTTTCCCCAATCTGGGAGCCTCCTTCATGTGATAAATCCAGAAAATCTTTTTTATTTTTCAGCTGTCCACCAGATTTAACTACTTTATTATTTGCTAAGGAACTATATGCCTTATTCTTAGCTGGGGCTAAAGTGTCAAAAATCCACCCATATACATTACTGTTCGCTGTAGGCCCAATAATTTTTACTGATATTGTATCATTACTGTTCCCCGGCAGCGCCTCTACAATATACCCGTTAGTACTAGTTCGGGGGCGTAAAGCCCTCTGTATATCATTAAAAAAGGTATAGCATATTTTTGTAACTGAGGAACTTGCTTCTTGCAATCCTATGGCATTATATATTTGAGTTCTTAAAGCAGACTTATTTAGAGTAAATTCATGCACTGTTCTATCTGCCGTATAGCGTCTATAGAAATCTGTACTGGCAATCTTTTCTAAGTATAGATTAGCTAAAAACTTAATATTGCTCATGTTATTTGCCTATACATATCAAGTACCCGCTTTATGTGATCAGGGAAACCAATATTACTATCTAAGGTGCTAGAGCCTGCGTTTTTCATAGAACCACTTTTTAAGGTTCTTTGCAGTTTATACTCATCCTTTAAGTAGTATGCTACCAGGTCAATTAGAGCGAGTTTGAGGTCTTCTGGGGTATCTTGGTACCCTGCTTTATACGCGACACGTACAGAATTAATACCTTCAGGCCAAAACCCAAAAGTCTTTATAATACTATCTGTCCTGGGGTCTAGTTCAAAATTTGTAGGTTCAACTAAACTGTAACGTTCATTAGTATTATAACGTTCATAAACTTCTACAATCTCTATTACTGGAATTTCCCCCAATTGAATAATCTGTTGAGCCCCATAGTATATAGAAAATGTTTCAGTGTAAGGTGTATTAACATAGTCAACAAAGGAATTACCACAATAGGTTTTGACAAGCTGACTTATGGATGGAATTAGCTGGTCTAAGCGCTCGTCTTCCTTCGTTCCTGTAATGGCTTTTGCTTGCTTATAGATATCTTCAGTTATTAAATCAGTCATAAGTCAACTTGTAAAAACCTAGGAGTCATAAGACTCCTAGGCTCCCTTTATATATTATACTCCGCTATACTGCAGTGCATATTTAGCAGAGGCACCATCAATGATGTCGATGAAACCCATACGCTGTGAAGCTACGAGAACGCGACGTTGGTTAGAAACTTCGTAGTCGCTCTCTACAGTCATTCCACGTAGGCGAGGAATAACAAAGTTACGAGTGTTAACCGCTACAGCGTTGAACTTGCCAGCCGCTTTAGCTGCAAACTCGTCACAAACTACAACGTTGGAGCCGAATACGCTACCTACGCGACCAGTAAGCTTAGTAGCCATGCTCTGACCAACAAGGTTAGCATCCTGGAATTCTGCATCATCAATCAGGTTGTAGTATGCTTCCTGAGATACGATGTAAATTACATCTTCAGGACGCAGACCGTATTTACCCATATTCTTGCGGAGGTTAAATAGGTCAGCAGTAGTGATAACATCGTCAGTAGTAAACCCAGTAGCTGCAGGCTGTACAGTCTGACCATCATCAGCGGCTAGTTTTACCAGACCGTCGAAAGATGCTCCAGAAGTACCGAAAGCACCATCAGCATGGTTACCCAGAAGGATAGCATTTTCTACTGCACGTGCGTGAGAACGAATCATAGACTCGCGAATCAGAGGCAGAATAGGCAGAATTGCATCCTCTTCAGTCTCATTACCAAGGTAAGAAACTGACATAAGCTTCTTGGTAGAAACTGTGCGCTCTTGCAGGGTAACACCAGCATTATCGCCATAGGTAGCAGAACGCTCGTCCAAGTTACCGTTCGGTGCAGTAGCAGAAGTAGTCTGTGTAGACACAAACTCGGCATAGCCAGCATCCGGCAGGATAGGCATAATCATGGTAGCAGAGTTCATAGGCAGTTCGCGGAACATAGGAGCAAGAATCAGCTCATTCTGAATGTCACGCTCGATCTTAGTAGATACGATCTGCTCGAAATCTTCGCTAGAAACCTGAACACCAGACATAGTATTGACTTTCTCAACCATATCTTTGGCGTACTTAGTATTCCAGCCTTTACCAGTAGCGAGACCAAGTACAAAAGTATCAGTCAGCTCTTCTTCATGGCTCTTCTTCCAATCTCCACCTTCACTACGGTCAGCAAAGTGGCGCTTAGAATCACGCATTTTAGTAATCTCTTCAGATTTACTAGAAAGCTCGTCTTTCAGCTCTGCAACAATGCTTTCCAGAGCTTCGTTTTTCTCACTGAAACGCTTCTCAACGTCTTCCATGAGTTTCTCAGCAGAGGTTTTAACCTTTACATCAAACTCTTTCTGAGCTTTTTCAGCCTCAGCAGCAGCTTTTGCATCTTCAGCAGCTTTAGCACTCTGTGCTTCAGTGATAGCAGAAGCAGTTTTTGTTGCTACGTCATCCATAAGTTTCTGTAGTTCTTTGGGATCCATTTCGTTTTTCTCCTTTGAATGTGACTTATTGTCACTGTCTGCCGAATCTACAGCTGAATCTTGAGCATTTACTGAATCTTCAGCTGGTTGCTCGGCTGTGTCGACAATGTCGTTAATAAATTTCTTGTACTCTTCACTAGAGTCAAAAGATTTAGATACTGAGAATACAGCATCCTGATTGCACGGTACTGAGACTACTGATACTTCGTAAAGTTCAGCTTCTTTAATTACAAACAAGTCTGAAGCAGAATCGTAATCTGCATCTTTTACCATAAAGCCTACAGAAAAGGCTTTCAGTACATCATCTTCGATAAGGTCAGCTACATTATCAGCAGCCTTTCTAGAAATTTCAGCTTCAATCTCTAATCCTTTATCAGTGATTTCGATGCTAGTAGTGCGACCAATCGGCTTATCATAGTTATGGTTAAAAAGTAGAATTGGATTCTTTTGGTAATCCGCTATACCTTTGCTCCAAGCCTCTGGTAGTATTACGTCTCCAGCGCGGTCAGTATCATTAGTACTAGCATAACCTTTGATCTTTACTTTTTCCTCACCAACCTCTTTCTTGGTTAGCTGAGTTTTAAGAAAGAGCTTCTTATTCAGCATTATCCTTCTCCTTTATAGCTGCAAAGTTGGGTTTGGGACGTTCTTTAGGCTCTTCTTCTACTTGAATTTCTCCAATTTTCTCGTATTTTTCTGGAAAATTATAGCTAATAAGCTTATCAAGTCGAGACCATGAACCAATAGTCCTAGTAACTACTGCAGCCCGTATCGGAGTGTCATCACGTTTTGCATACTCACGTTTATCAAGAATTTCTCCAATCTCAATAAAGTAATCTGCAAGTTGTTCCAATACACGTTTCCTTGTCATTCGTCTTCTCCTTCGGCGGGTCTTCCGCCCTCGGCGGGGTTTGCCGCACTGCCTGCTATATTTGCTGGAATCCTAATCTCGTCGAGCCCATCAATTGGGTCTCTCCCTAGCTTCTCTCTAGCCTCGTTAGGAGTAATTACACCACCATTAACTAATGAGGTAAGGTAACTAGATTGATCGCTAAGAGTAGGCTGCAAGGCAGGAGTATTAGTTGCATCCTCATGCACTTCATATCCAAAGAACCTTGACAAACCATCATTAATCTTGCGAACAATGGGTAATACAGTTTCTAGGTAGTAAAGCTTATGATTCGGTGCAATATTAGCATTATTTCCTCCATCAAACAAAATCGGAGGAACTCCTAAAGCCTTAAGAATAGTTTTTTCACAGTCTGAGCAGGCACTTTGAAAATCCAACTCTTTAAAATTTACATTTGATACAGAGTCAATCTCTAACCCACCATCTAATATCATTGGGGAACGCCCCCCACTTTCTGGACGATAACGTAATCTCCAACTTTGTAGCAAACGTTCTTTTATTTTTTCACTAAGAGAATCTGGGCTCTTTAGTACTAATCCTGGTACAGCTCCATTATTAAAGAAGTTCTTCTGGAACTTACGAAGCTTAAGTAGCAAATCCATAGTATCTGAAGCTGCTTTAAGTCTTGAAGTTCCACGATATATTGATCTGAAAGAATTTTCTTTTATATGGATTATTTCGTCAGGACTGTAGTCAATAAGACCAGAATAACTATAATGACTAACAAATGTTCGTTCATCAGTATGAATGGATACCTTATCAGCGGGGAGGTGGTACATATGAGCCCCGTCCCAGTAGATAAACATATTACCATCAACTAGTAAATCTACAATTAAATTTCTTTTAAACGTGCTAACATCCTGAAAGGGGTTAGGCTCATACTTTAGTACTCTTTCAACAGTATTTTTCCTAACGCCTTTAACTACAGGGCTTACACCTTTTTGCTGATTACCTACAGCACATGGTAAGTCTGCTGAGTCATCAACAATCATATTAATTGCACGGTTTACAATTTCAATGGACTCATACTGATTTCGATAATTGGTGGGGGAAGCGTGAGAATATATTTCACTACCTTCTCGTTGTCCGATTAGAGTTTGAGCTGGATTTAACTTTTCTTCAACTTCTTCAGTTTTGTTTTTTCTCCAGTTAAACAAGCCCATTTTTAATCCTTTGTTTTTCTACCCAGCGTTCCTGCTTTGCAGCAGTACCAAGCCCGGGCTTCTGTCCATATACTTTATGCAGTCTACTGTGACAGCTTTTACATAAAGTAACAGTTTTATTATAAATTTGATCGTGGTGTTCTTCAATAAAACGATCTCGATGTTCTACGATATCTGAAGGACTAATCTTCTCCTTACGCAACCATCGATCTAACATTGCAGTCATACTTGTATAGTGATGAAACTCTAACTCTTCATTAGCTCCGCACATTCTACAAACAGAATCTTTCGTGTAAGCTGACTTAGCTCGATCACGCACATACTTAACTGCATCTCTTTTTAGATTTGACATTTCAACCACCTATAGAAATGATACCATCACTACCATATCAAGTCAACAATAATTTTTTATTGGGATGTAAATTCTTTAACGAATACGTAATTTCCACAATCAAAGTATCTTAGATACCCATTATCTAGCATATTTTCTACTTCTGTCTTAGACTCGTCAAAGTTATCTAAAAGATTGGGGAGCTTGTGTTTTTGAAATTTATACCTGGGAAAAACTTTACCACTCTTATAATAGAAGTAATTGGGCTTAGATTTGTGAGACTCAGTAAAACCTAATTGCAAGTATAGGCCTCCTGAACCCCATCTGCGATCACAATAGCTTATTATAGAGGTTGGTTTATACTTTCTCTCAAAGTATTTTAAAAGTCTAGACGCGCCACCTACTATAGTAGTATTTAATTCACTACTATACCTGATAAGTTCCCATTGGTATTTACTGTTAAATCTAGGCTTTGCAAAAGACATTACCGCTACTTTCAGCGTTTCTATGTTAAATGGAGTTTCCAAAGTAATCACAATTTAAACATCTTACACTCTACACAATGATGCCCAGAGAATAAGTATATCAGCACTCGCTTGTTCTCTGGGCATTTTAGCTCCGAAGCAAATAGAACTCAATGTTTGCATTTATAAAGCGAATATCTTACTATTTCTTTCAAACATTCTCTCCTGATACGCTAAAGCGATTGCCTTTGCTATCTGTGTTGCTTCTTGAACCTCCCCATATCTAAAGAAAGGGGATTCCGGGAGGATGTCAATACACCTCAAACACAGGCAACATCCCAACAAATTCTTCCTCATCCACCGTAGGCGTTGCCCTGGTGCCGCTCTTTACATCGGCCAGAATGTTCCGTGCAGCTTCCCATACAACGCTCCGATATATTGAAGCCGCCTAATTCTGTATACTTGAAGTTGTATGTATGCGAAAGTTGCAATAAAAAAATGAATTGCAAAAACTGCAATCCCTCTCGTTATTATTTAGAAAGTGTAGCTATAAATATATATTCAACCTTATGTTGGCTGAATGTATATGCTGTTGCGCGTTGTTTGAAATTACACATCGTTGACATACATCTATCGTAATAAATCTATTTAGTTAGATTTCAGCCAGCTTACTATTTCTCTCAAACATACGTTCTCGGTACGCAATAGCGATGGTTGCTGCAATATTAGACGCCTGCTCAAAGCTAATGGCTTCGTGGTTTATATTATAAGCATCCCATAGTGTTACATCCATTTCCCCATTAGCCTGGGCCAGTTGTATTGCTCCGTTTATTGCAGCAGCACTGCCGTCTCCACCATTCCATAAAATACCGTTTACTTCGACTGGAGGATGAGTTTTATACTGTGCTTTAATAGCTTCCCTCTTTTCTTGTTTTCTTTCTTCTTCCTCTATAGCATTCTGTTCAGCTATAATTTCGTCATACAATTCTTGGTTAGCTACATTCCAAGAACCGTCAAAAGACATTGCATTGGGGATGAAAATTTTTGGCTCTGGTGCAGTTACTACTTCATAAACGTCTGGGGTTATATCTAGTATTCGTTCTGGACTTCGTAAGCCAACGTCAGTAATACGGACGATATGTGTATCATCATAGAGCCTTATTACTATTTTTGTCTCTCTATGTCTAATTGCTTTCATAATCTAAACTCCTCCGTCGTTAGGTAGTGCCTACTGTTAACTTAGTTGTGGATAGTGCTTTACCAGCAACTGGGTACCCTGCGTCAGAAGTTATAAGTGAACCATCATAATCTAGCCAATATACAGTTCCACTATTCAGCCCAGTTTGATTTTCATCTACCGCGTATTGGGTAGCGACAGTTAAAGATTCGGTGTCTGATACGGCTTGTTGAGAGAAACCAATAAATTCTTGGGCGTTTGTATTAACTCCAGAAGAATTTTCAATGACGTTTGCTACAAACTTATAAATACCTCCTACGTTTTGTCTCGAAGATATAACTACATATTGGGATACAGGGTCGTATATTACCTTTGTGAATGTTGTCGTATTAGACATATATGTGACAGGGCTACTTACAGATATAGTCATTCCTGCTAATGTTACAGAATATACTTTATCTTGAATTACTAATACAAATGAATCATGTAATACATCATAACAGATGTCATTATAAGAAGATGACGTTAATGTTACAGGATCCCCTACAGTTACATTATCACTGACATCTATATCAAAAGCTAGGACGGTCTGTAGATAACTGTTATCCAAATTTTTAAACGAAATGACAAGTTTATTATCTACAGTAGAATAAGCTGTACGTATACTTTGAGAATCATACTGCCCCACCATAGTAGTGGAACCAGCTGTAATTCCTCCGTCAGTTACATTTAACACAGAATAACTCAAGTAATTATTATTGTCTTTATTTGGAAATAGAGCTATATATTTATCAGAAGCCTCATGATACGCTAAGTTAATATTATAAGAATTTGTATTTGTATGGATAACTATTTCCGGCCCAGCTGTTAGCGTTTCTGTTACAGGATCAAGCGAAGTTACAGTTGCATATAATACGTTATCATCTCCGTAAACAGAAACGATCTGGTCATTAACAGAGTCGTATATCATCTCTACACTATCAGGGTACCTTCCATTAAATGGCTCAATAAACGCACCCCGAATTAAAGAGCCAAATTCGTCTATGGTATAAACATACATTCTATTCCGGGGAACTACAGCAGTAATGCCCGAGGTACAATAAACCAGGGACATGCTATCAGTTAGGTTGTTAATATTATTCTCAGAAACGATATCAATTTGGTCATTAGTTATACGAAGTACTGAACAAAAGAAATCATCAGAAACATCGTCATTTATAGCAGGAGCAAGTATATAATCATTTACTGGATCGTATACCATACTGTGATTGCCGCCTTTATCGCTAAACGAAGAACTGACGTTATCTATTAACAACATATCCATGTATTCACCATAAACTTCACTAACAGTATCGTCAGTGTTAAGTGCTAGAGCCTTTCCAGCAGCTGTTATTTCCCCACTAGCGGTGAATGTAGGTAATGACCCTGCTTGAGCAACCTTCTCATCAAGTACACGCCCTTGGTTGGCAGATAAGGCATTAGTTGTGCTGGTGGAAGTAAGATTATCCTCAACCGTTACCTGGGTATCATCCAGGAGTGCGCTAAAGTCCACGGTGAAGGTAGAGGCATCATCCCGCTCAAACGTAGCAATACCCGTGGCTCCATCCAGAGTGCCCGATACAAGCCTTGCAAGGTTGGTATCATCGAGGTACAGACTGAGGTCTATGTCATGCGACACGCCGTTTTCATCCACGTATGTAAGGATGTTGGTTGTGAGGGATAAACTTGTTACGGTTTCGGCTGCTTGCACTGCGGTGTCGAAGTCAGAGATGGTACTGGCTGTCTGAGTACCGGTGTGGTTGGCGCGTGATCTGTCGCTGATGTGGTAGTGCAGGGATGTATCGCCTTCATCAGTTAAATCCGTGGCGTTGGTGTCGGAGATGTTGTTTGCTTCAGCTCCATTCTCAATCGCAGCCAGTTTCGCCTTTTCTGCATCCGTATAAGCGTTGGTGTCCGCGTTGGACTCGTACAAGCTTTTTACTTCTGTGGCGTCCAGGCTGTCGCTTATCTCCACGTATACGGTAGTCGCCCAGCGGTAAATGTTGCCGGTGTCCAGGGCGACATATATCTTGCCTGCCTCGCCCGTTGCAGGGAACGATGCCGCATCGGCGTACTCCAGCACATCATCAACAAAGCCGGGCAACTGGCTTGATGGTACCGTGCCGCCCACCAGGTCTGCCTTACCGTCCAGCGCCGTCTGTTGGGCTGTGCTGACGGGTTTGTCAGCATCACTGGTGTTGTCTACCTGCCCCAGCCCCACCTGTGCAGCCGTCACGCCGTGGGGGTTGTCGGTCAGGTTTGCGTGGGCATTCACCCGCGCCTGCACCTCTGTGCCGGTGTCGTACTGGCTATGCGGGTCAGCGGCTTGCTCGTGCGCTGTAACCGCTGCCTCTGCAGACCCGGCGGGGTCAGCCCCGATACTGTCAGGGGTTTCTCCATGAACATTTTCACCGATTGTAGCGATGTGATTATCTGCTGCAAGCAGGCTATTCTGCTGCTCTGGAGTCAAAGCCGCGGAATCTCCGAGCACCTCAAGAGTCATAGATTGCCCTGCAACAAGTCCTTCGCTGTTTACTTGTTCTACAATCATCTTCATTATGCTATCTCCGGATCAATCACCATGGTAAGCTGCCGATCTGTGGTACTCTCGCGGTTCCAGGTGCGTATACCCCCAGCAGCATCCGTCACCTGGATCTCATACACCCACTTACCCTCGGTCAGATCCCCAGGCTCCCACTCCACCAGCCACTTGCCGTTGTCCGCATCCAGGATGGTGGCGGTTTTGACCAGCGGAGTATTGTACTTGATGTGCAGCTCCACGCTTGCGCCGTTCAAATCGACAGGGGTACCGTCGTCTTCGGTGATGGTGCCTCGAAGCTTAGGCAGAGTGTCGTTTTCAACAAAGCGTATTTCGTTGGGTTTTAGTGCCATTTTGGGGGCTCCTTTTATTTTTCAAAAGTTGTGGAAATAGTCAAAAAAATTAGGTCTTTGTGGTTAATAATGTGAGATAAAGTTATCAAACTACGTATTCGTCAAAGTAGTCCTGATATGTATTATAGTTTTCCAATGCGTAAGCTATATTCTCTTGAGTGTCATAAATTTTAGGTGAAAAATAGTACCTAAAAGTTGTCCATCCATCAGGAAACGTGCTGCCAAACAGGTTGTCTCCCCCGAAATAAGCCGAAATGCTAACCCCATCGCCGTTAAGTTCAGCACAGATACCCAAAACATGCATCACTTGCAAAAGACCAGCCATTGATCAACTGGTACTCACGTGGTGTCTGTGCCGACATTGATACAGGGTCGTCCATTTGTGACGCATCGTCGAACACGTCCATTAGCCAGCTGTAGAACTCCTGCACTGTATAGCGTGTAGTGCCCGCTGTGTGGGTTATTGTTTTTGCTGTGTAATCTAACGTCCAGTCATCTTGAATCATTTGTCGTCACCTCGCTTTATGTGGCCTTTGAATAATGGTGCTGGTAAAATTCCTAAATCGTCTTTGTCCGGGATGAAATGCTCAAAATACTCATTCGGCTCTGGTGGATGCCAAAGCACGTGTATGCGTATGAAAAAATGATTGTGTCTGCTTTTGCGAAAGCATAGATAGCCTCCCTCTTTGCGCCACTTCCATTTTATGCTCCTAAAAATAAGGGTTGAGATGGTTGCCAACACTCACCGTTATACTCAATTGCTAAGGCTTTATCTGGGATATAGATATCTAATTCTTTAGGCTTTAAAATAGTCCTGTCAGAAGTTTTAATTTCTCCAGAATAATGCTCTTTTATAAATTCTAATACTTCTAGTTCACCAGAGGAAATAGAGTTTGATTCATACTCTAAACCTGCCGCTTCTAAAGCATTGGCCCAGCTCCCAAAATGCCTTTCAAAGGTGGATGGAGTGAATATTTTATTGTCTTGGTTATTTCTATTCCAATCTAATAAATCTTTGCGAGTAGGTGTTTTACCTAATTCATTAGCAAAATCTTTAAGTTTTTTGAGTAAGATATTACTATCTGTTTTTGGTACCGTGGGTTTTCTATTAACCTTGTACTCTAGCCCAGCGGCTTCTAAAGCCTTAATAAAGCTTCCAAATTTTTTTGTTAGTGTAGTAACGGCTGGGGTTAGATAAGATTCATTACACTCTATTTGGGTAGGAGCTCTATTAAGTTGCTTACCTAGAGCTGCTAGGCCTTCTAATGGGTCGCCCCTAAATACTTTATTACCTTTAGTAATTCCTGCTAAAGCACGGGCTTTATCTATAGAACCAAAACGTTTAGTATAAGTAACATAATTAGAGATAAAAGTACAATTTCTAATATCTCTATTAGAGGGTGGTTTTCCGATTTGAGAATATAACTTATATAAATCTTCTAATAACTCTTCATCAGTCTTAGTATTAGTTAAGCTATTAAACCCAGCAGCTTCTTTAGCTTTTACCCATGTGCCAAATAACTTTCTACACGCCTTAGTATTTACCCCTAGCTTATGTGCCTCAGTTTCACTAACATTTCCAATTTCTTTAATTTTAGATAGATGATATTCTTTTAAGATATCGTCTAAAGGGACTTTATTAACCGCATTAGTCCAGTTTCCGTATTCTTTTCTTGCAGCTTTAATTAGCTCTTTACTGGCATCCTTCTGTGTGGGGCGTTTACCTAGCACTACAACTAAATCTGAAATCTCTTTAATTACGTTCATTTATTACCTCCTTTTTGACTACCATTATATAATAACTCAGTCAAAAAGTCAAGTCTTATTTTTCAGTCTCTAAACTGTAATTATCAGAACCCTGAATATCAGAACACACCTACGCCCGAAGTGGCGTAACTGTAGAGTGCGTATCTAATGGCATCCGCCATATGCGAAGCATCATTATGTACAGGTTTTTCTTTAGTCAATCCAGGCCTAGCATCCCAACCATACTGGTCAATTGATTCTAAGCTATGTAGACAATCTGCATCAACTAACAAGCGACCAGTGTCAATAATACTACCAACATGAGCAATACCATCTAATATCGATTTCTTTGCATTAGTACAGCTAATATCATAAAGTTGCGCAAGGTCAAACTTCGTTTGAGCTGCCGCAGAGTCTATGTAGACAAAATCAACATCCCATTTATCTAGTATTTCTCTTATACATTTTGCATGATCTGCAGTCGTTTTCTCAGCTGCTTTATACTCGTCTATTAGATAGTAAAGGTCAGCAGTATCATCATAAGCAAATACAGCTAAAGCTGTGGAATCCTTAAATCCAACATCTAGCCCAGCGATCTTATCCATACCACTAAAATCTACATCAAGCGAAGAACAGTTAACAATATTATCATCTGATAATTGCCATATCTGGCCTTCAAAAGTAGTAAAACTAGCAAGGTACTCTTGCTCGAATTCCTGTTTAGACATTGTAGCGCGTGCTTCTGCGATATCTTCCTCTGATACTCGCGGATTTTCGCGATAATCAGAATGGATGGATACCCAAGCAGGGTATTCAGAACTAAAACCACGTTGGAAGAACTTACTAAACCAGTTATTTTTACCACGAGGAGTGGAAATAAATATAGCTTTTGAATTCTCTTTATCTAGTGTCGGGCGCAACGCGATATTGAAGGCATCTTCGCCAGCATTAGTTAAGGCAGCCTCATCAAACAGTATCAAATCATATGATCTACCAACACAACTATCAACCTGTGAAATAGAACCCATTCTAACAGAAGAACCATTCGATAAAGTAATAACCCTATCCTTAACGTTATTCTTAGCTACCTCCAAATCAAATTGATTTATCAACGATCGTTGTAATTCAAAAGAAATCTGAGATAAGCTATAGTTAGGGGACATTATTAGCACAGATGCATTTGGTATTAATGCTACACACTGAGCTATAACATTCGCTATAAATGTCTTACCTGTTCGACGAGATAATGCTGCACAAACAAAACGATACTTAGGGTTGTTAATTGCATTAATTGTAGCAATCTGGGGAGGAATAGGATCAATCCCCATTAATTCTAAATATCCATCGATAGGAACTCGCATATAGCTACGAGAGCCATAATCAATTATCCTATCTATTATTACATCTTCTCTACTTACTGAAAGCATTTATCTCATCTCCAAAAGAATTACTATACCACTACCAACTACAGCAGATACTACAATCCAAAACAGTTTAATAAATCCACTAATCTTTAAAAAGTTATCATTTGACTGTTTCTCTACAGTAGCTAAACGTGCTAATACTTCTTTACAATGATTTTCTAAAAATGCTACCCTTTCATCTAATCTAGCAACATTATATAAATACTCAGTCAAGGCATCTAGCTTAGCTTCTATTCTATCCAATCTTCCTGGGTCGGTTCCTCGTCGTAAGTCATCTGACATTCTTCCTCCTCTACTCCGACGTATTCTTCGGCCTCAGCTAAAGAATTAAATTTTATCCAACGTCCATTTTCATATATGCAGTAGCGTCCGCGCTTTTCTAAAATTTCTGTCATTCTTTATTTCCTCCTAATAACTTATCCATCAACTTTCCGTAATTACCGCCATTAATCTGCACGTTGGTTTGATTTGCGATGGATTGACTCTGTGCCTTCTGTTGAGCTGCTATTTCGTCCATTCTCATTTTATGGGCTAGAGCGAGGATATCCATCAAATCTTTCGAAGAGTAGACTTCACTTTCGCGAGCTTCTTCTAATTTAGAATCGATGATTTCATCTATTAAACCGCCCAGCTTAAATCTATTGCGATACCCACGATCCATATAAACGGAATTAATATAGTTCTTTACCTCAGCTTTGTCTAGTAGCGCAGCAGCCTTCTCTACTGACACACCCATCTCATAAGCTGCGGCATCAATTGAACCTAGGCTTAGATAGGCATTTGCCAGCTCCAGTCCCTCCGGGGATATTTTAAGTGCATTAGTGTCCATATGTTATATGTTACTATCATGGGGGCGATGTGTCAAGGATAAAAAATTTAATAGGTATTTGAAATTTTTGAAAATTTTTTCGAAGCGTGGGTAGATTCGCCGAATTAGTAGTCTCTTAATCAACATTAGCCAATTGCCGCGAAGTTAGTCGTATACCAATTACTGCCAAACAATAGCCATATGCCGCGAAGTTAGTTATATACCAATTACTTCCAAACATTAGCCATATGATAATTACTGCCAAACATTAGCCAATTGCCGCGAAGCGGCGTATCTGCTGCATTTTGGCGTCTAAATGGACTTGAAAATACCTTGTGGGCCGCGTGTGGGGGAGTGTACGTTAAAAATTTTAATGAAAGTCTACTAACCGCCCTACATTAGTCTGTTTTAATCTTGGGTTGGTCAACATTAGAATCCTCTAAGGTTTGTTACCAACATTAAAAATTTTTATTAAGCCCGCTCCAGGATTAGAGCGGGCTTAACTTTGGTTGCTAGGTTAGGATTGCTCCACGGTTTCGGTTATTGCCTTTTTGTTGAATATCCTACGCCATACATACGACCGAATCAAACTAACAACGGTATAAATGGCAGTTATAGTTATTGGGGATAAAACATTCAAAACGGGATAAAGCGCATTAGTTACAATTAAACTAACGATAAACCCGCTTGCGGTGTTTAATGATACCTCTTGAATACTTTTTGATTTGCTTTGCATGGTTTTAACCTTCCCGCCTTGCCCTTGCGTGGTAAACTCACACTACAAGGGCAAGGCTTAAAATTTGTTTACACGTTGAAATTATCGCGAACCTGCGCTAAACGCCAATTATATGGAGGAACTTCTTGCAATTGCTTAACGCTTTTACGTTTAAGCAGGTGTTGCAATATGGGTAACTCATGCAATACCACGTCCTCATAAGCGGTATGAGGCTCCACATCATATTGCCCTGAGATAAACGCTGAAACGGTTTCAGCGTTTACTTTATACGTCATATTCCCGCGCTCGGTAGGCGCGTTAAATAGGTGATTATCTAGCACAAAGCGCTTATATGCTTTTGACTGTCCTATGGCATTAAACGCGCAATGCCATAAGCAGAATTTACGGGTAAACATGGTTAAATCAATCCCCGTTTTGCTACACTTGTCAAGGTCAAATGCCAGATTGTACGCCGTTAAAACCGGCTTAAATTGGCTATAAGCCTTTAACAGCCATGAATTTATCGCTGGCACGCTTGCCAGCATTCTCATACCATCTGCCAGCATTTCCTTGTATTTTGTTTCCCTTTGGTCTGCGGCTTTTGCAGACCAAAGGGCATCCTCTTGTGCGTTGGAATCAAAAAATAGAGGTTCTTTACCAAATATACCAGATACCAGAACAGCGCACTGTGCGACAATATTTCCTTTTTTATCACACACTATTGCCCCAAAGTCTGCAACATTCTGCGCTTGCGTGGTCTCGGTATCAATCAATAAAAAATAGTTTTTTCTCATAATAGCCCCTATAATAAAAACGGTAAAACATATAAGGGGCTGAAAATAGCCACTAAAATTAAAAACTCTTTAAACATAGCTTGCCCCTTTCAGAATAAGCCCGCCTGCTAACATAACAGGCGGGCGCGTTGTGGTTAATCCTCGAGGGAATCAACCATCTTTTGTAAAACATCCTTGCTCGCTTTTTCAAGCCCTGCAAGGTCGCCTTCCATAAAACCTAACCCCTTTTCGATAAGGGGTACAAGGTCAGTCTTTCTCAAGACGGGTGCCCCAGACTTGCTTACCCGCTTTTTGCGCTCATACTCGATGCCATTTCGTGTAGCACTTGCCACAATAGCACGAGGTTTAACATTAAATTTCTCGGCTATTTCCTGTGCCTTAGTCCAGTTGAGAGGGGCATTTTCCTTCATAACTTCCAGAATTTCGTTTTTCATGGTTTGACTCCCTTAGTCAAAGGTTAAAAGAAACTAACGTTTATTATGCCTAGCTCGCGGCATGTTTCCAGCGGGCGCCACCTCATACTATCGCGCATGATTAGGCGTTTTTCCCGTGGTGCGGGTTGCTAGGCTATTCTGTTTTCAAGGAACGTTATCGTTATGTTTAACTTGACTACAGACTAACAAAACGCCTTGAACCTGTCAAAAATACAAAACTCAATAATATCAGGTACTTAGAAAAACCACCCTCAATGATTTCAGGTACTTACAAGAAAAAAGCATGAAAAAATATTTTTTGCATTTTTTCTTTTATCCCGAAAAACTCAATAAAAACAGCTACTTACAAGCGACCTCCTGAGAGGCGTTCTAAGACACTTTTATCAACTAAGGTATGCAATAGTATAGGCAAAAATAAATATTCAAGGATTCCAGGCACTTATAAATGTTGGCACGGAAATTGTCGTGACTTACAGCTAAAAATAGAACGTTGGTATAATTTAATAAAGCGATTTTAACATTAGAAAATTTTTATAAGCCAGGTGTAACATTAAAATAAATTTATTTTCCTGGGCTAACATTAGAAAAATTTTTATAAGCCAGGTGTAACATTAGAAAAAATTAATTAAAATCCTTTCATTTAAATCATGCGCCGCTTCATTAAAATGCGTTTATTTATTAAATTTTTCATGAACCTATTTTAATAAACAAAAGCTAATTTTGCGCCGATTACCCTAATGAGAGAATTTTAATAAATTAGCCGTTCATTAGCGTGGGCTTATGGCATGAAATTTGCTATTGCTAGAATCGTGCCAGGTTGGGTTGGCATGGTATTTGCATAAAAATAGTTTTAATAAACGGATTCTAATTCATTAAAGCACTCTAATTCATTAAAGCTTTTTAATTAGGGTCGACGCCTCCGGCGCCTAAGTGGTAAAGTGATAAAATTATAATAAGTGCCGCGCCAGTGCTAAAGTGAAGAAATTATAATGTATGCCGCAGCCCCGCGCCAGTGCAGAACCTAAGTGCAAAACATATACCTTGCGCCGAGCCCCACATTAGAAATTTTTAATGTTACCTGTCTGCGAGAACCTCCGGATTAAAATGTTTTAATTTCTTCAGATAAGATTAAATATCTCTAATTAAGTACAACTAAGATTAAAATTCACCAAAGAAGCCGATTTTCCTTGACTTTTCGACTCCGCCACGGTATAATGTATTTATAAACAATGAGGGAAGGAGAGAAATTATGAAAGAATCTTACGTTGACTTTCTTATTCGTAAATTAGACGACCTTAACACTCCCCAGGACATGGCTGATTATTACCTGGATGAAATTTTCGACCTAGCTCTAGAAACTAATGAGAAGGCTGTTAAGTGGCTATTCGGAACTTCTACCTACGTACCGAAAAGATAACCGAAAAAAGTTCTTGACTTTTCGACTCCACCGCGGTATAATATATTTATAAACAATGAAAAAAGGAGGTTATATGACCGGATTAGATGTATTAGAATTTGCAATGAATAATAAACTGGATGCAGAGTTAGTATTTGATACAAAGAATAACACTGTCAATTTCATTCGATTTGAAAATTTTGAGACAGATACTATTGACAAAACCAATAATGAGATAATTGAAATACTAAACGCTTTTAAAACCCTCCAAGACCACAATGTTATTTAATAGAAAAAAGTTCTTGACTTTTCGACTCCACCGCGGTATAATGTATTTATAAACGATGGGAGAAGCCCACAAACCCTGAGCCAAGGAGGTTCCACTATGAAAAACGAAATCATCGAAACTATGCGCGCAGAAGCCCCTCTCAACTGGAGTAAAGCCCAGGAGATTGCTGAGAAGTTTGACATTAAGCCTCGTGCTGTAGTCGCCTCTGCAACTCGAAACGGCATCGAGTACGAGAAGAAGAAGCGTGTCTCAAAGTCCGGTGCTCCGATTGTTCGCAAAACTGACCTCGTAGCTAAGCTGGAAAGTCTTACCGGCGAGAAACTGGAAGGTCTGGAGAAATCCAGCAAGGAGCCTCTGGAGACTATGCTCAACTACATCGAGTCTCTGCAGAGCTAGTCTCCCAGAGCTAGTTTCCCCATTTCCCCGCCGAAAGCGGGGATTTGGGGCATCTATTGAATACTAATCAGAGGGTGGGAATTTATGGAAACATACCAAGCAAAATGTATGAATGAAGCACAAAAAGGAAATTCTATGACCGAACTAGAGTACTACAAAACACGTGAGAAAACGCTTGAAAAAGAACTTAACGAAGCTAATGATGAAATCAATAGACTTAATTTTCTCGTTGCTCAGGAGAGTGATAAAGCTAATTTGGATAAAGCTAATTTGGAACACAGACTTAAAAACCAATTAGCTGAAATTCTTCATCTTTCTGATATTAACCAGGAACAGCAGGATGAAATTGATAGATTGCATGAAGAAATTCAAGAATTCTCAACACACGTAAGTTTTCTTCAAGATGCTTCTGAACGAGAATCCGATTGCTATATTCAGCAGATTAGTTCCCTCCAAAAAGAACTTAGCGACCTCAGTAAAAACTATAATATTTTACAATCTCGATACGGTAAGCAACCCATAACCCTACAAGAAGAAGTTGAAAAGTTGAAAACGGAATGCGAAAAACTGCGCAAAGGCTACAAAGAGATGCGAAGTCTGCAATTTGATACAGCTTGTGGCTATGAGAAGCAAAAGTTGAAAATTGAAGAACTAACTCGCCTGCTTGATGAAAAAGACGATATTATTTTTGATAAAACTCAAGAGTGCCGGCTTCTTCGACTTGCCGCCGAACATGCGGCAGCAAAAACTGCGGAATATGAAGCGCATGGCTTGAGTGGTGAATCTAAGGATAAAATCATTAAAAGTCTGCAGAAGATGTTCGACGAAATGAAAGAAATTGAAAAGGAGATTCTCTAATGGCTACTTTCTGGTATGATATTTGTAATGACTACACCCTGCAAATTCGCATGGACCAAAATGACCCAGCTGACCTCCATGAGTACACTACTGAAGAGCGTGCAACTCTTGAGGATGACTACTCCCTAACTATATTTGTTGATGATGATGAGGAAGAAGTGTATCTGCTCTCAAGTTCCCCCGACCTGCATGGAGATAATTTGTTTAGCGTGTAGATGTTAGTAAAATTTAGTACGAATGTTAGTAAAATTTAGTACGAATGTTAGTAAAATTTAGTACGAATGTTAATAAAATTTAGTACGAATGTTAGTAAAATTTAGTACGAATGTTAGTAAAATTTAGTACGAGAGGAGGGGAAATTTAGTACGAATGTTAGTAAAATTTAGTACGAATGTTAGTAAAATTTAGTACGAATGTTAGTAAAATTTAGTACGAATGTTAGTAAAATTTAGTACGAATGTTAGTAAAATTTAGTACGAATGTTAGTAAAATTTAGTACGAATGTTAGTAAAATTTAGTACGAGAGGAGGTGAAATTTAGTATGAACGTTAGTAAAATTTAGTACGAGAGGAGGTGAAATAAATGTTAAAGAGCTTTTACGAGCAGAGAGGCTTTTCACGCAGTAATTTTAGTAAGTGGGCAAAAAGGCTACTAGTAGATTTTATTCCTGGGATAGATTATGAAGTAGTGAACGGAGACTATTCTTTTGAGGCTACTGCTGAACTGGTGGTAATTCTACGCCTTAAGGAGAAATACCCTGAGTACATTGCTTATAGTGAGATATATGATGCGTTTATAAAGGCTAGCCTTAGGACTACTCCTTATAATATGCTAGAGAAGGAACACCTATGGCCAAAAGTGGTGCACTTCGTGCACCACTTTTGGCGCTCCCGTAGAGTCAATAAGTTTGCTAAAGTAGAGAATGAAGATATACCCGAGGAGTACCAAGATGTTATCATAGAAGACAATAATATCATCCTCAGTGCTCCTAAATCAATGCTTCCTGAGCCCGATCCTATAACTGAAGAGAATGATTCTCCTCCAATCTATAAAAAGACTGAGCGTATAGAACTAGAACTAGAGGAAGAAGATGATTTCTTTGACGTGTCCTAATAAAATAGCCCACTACCTAATCAAAGGTGTGGGCTTTTTGTTTATTATCAACCAGCTCGCGCCGACTACAGTATTAAAACTATCTAATGTTGGCTCTCTGCGCCGGTTAGCAAGTGCTAATCCTATGAAATTTGCTGTCTGCTTGCGCCCGAGACAGTATTAAAACTATCTAATGTTTACGTGTCTACAGGTCGTAAACATCGTGTTCTTTTGGTGGTTCAGTGGCTCTGTTTCTCTTCTCTTCCTCAATTAGCAAACGTTTATTATACTCGCCTAATGCTCTAACTTCATTAGCTTTTGACTCGGTTAAAATTACATGAGTTCTACAACCTCTACTAGATACAATAACTCGTGGTAGTATACCAGGCTCTAATTTTTGTAGCTTATATGAATTATCTACAATTCCCGCAAATATTAAATGTTCTAAGCTGACTCCTATCTCTGAAGGCATATAATATCCTTCAGGTATATCTTTTGAAGCTCTATGGTATCTATTAATATTCCTCATGAATTGTGTGTAATATTCCTCGCTAGCAAAATCTTCCACAGAGCACTCTACTGGTACAAGGTGTGAGATTATTTCATCCTCGGTATTTTGCGCAACAGCTAGGATGTGTTCTTTATCTATACTATATTTATCTAACATGATTATAGTTGCTAGAGTTGATAACTTATAGCTTTTTCGTTTAGTACCATGCAGATTTTGTACTTCATAATCTACTCCCTCTTCCATTTCTGCAAGGGTTTCTTTAGCCCATCGTGCATAGTTTGAGTCTCGCAACCCTAAAAACTTGTACAGTTCGTGTAAATACATAAATTCTCCTTTTGTAGTTGTATTCATCATCCACGTGATGAATAGTACTGTAGTTGTATTCATCATCCACGTGATGGATAGTACTGTAGTTGTATTCATCATCCACGTGATGAATAGTACTGTAGTTGTATTCATCATCCACGTGATGAATAGTACTGTGATTAAAATATACTTATATTATACTAAAGTTTCAGCTCCTTGTCAAGTAAATTCAGATGACCTAAAAAATTACTTGACATTTTTCTCAGGGTGCGATATAATATAAGTACAAAAATAATGGGAATCCAACAAATAATGCAATCGCCCAAATAGCGCAATCTCGCGGCTTCGCCGCATATCTGCGCGTTTTTGGTGGATACATTCGTTTTTGGCAGGTTCATTCAACCCTAACATTCAACCCTAACAGAAAGGAGCTCAGCTATTGCGTATTCGATACATTATTAGCGAAAAGTGGGAATCTAAGTACATAACTGAATTTGTAAACGCTATCGAGTTTGCAGTGAAATATCTAAAACTCGAGGAACCTAGGAGTATGCTAACAGTTAAGTTAATTAATGGAGATAATGATGAAATTGAGGAGGCTACTGCCGAACATATCAAATCAAAGCGATATGAAATCCGTATAGCGCGAAGTCGCTTATGTGATGACCCGCTGAGAGCTATATTTCATGAAATGGTACATGTGAAGCAATATGTGAGGGATGGGTTAAAGGTTTTTCCAGATGGGACGACTCTGTACAAGGGAGCTAAGTACACAATCGATGATGTTGAGAGTTATTTGCTAGCACCTTGGGAAATGGAAGCGAGAGCTATGGAAGAAGCGTTGATGGTACTTTTTGAGGATGGTGAGTAATTGACCGAGGGTATTATTCACCAAATGGCGCAGGTTAGCCCGCGTAGCGGGCAGATTGCGCGATCTGTGTTGTACTCAAATTTTTGAGGAATAATGTGAAATCTCGAGAGTATGATATGTCATTCGAAAATCTGAGTAATATCTATTTTCCCAAACAGCGCAGTCTGGTCGCTGCGCGACCTAATTAGCGCAAACCAGTAAATAACTAGTAATAACAGGATGCAACGTAGCAAAATGGAGTG